ATAAAACATAATTCTTTGTTGTTCTCCGAACAACTTAAAATCTATCTTGTGTTAAAGTTTCTTTAGGCTTTATGCCTTTATCTAGACTGATTTTCTCTTTGAGTATTTTAAGGAATATTCGCTTTTCTTCTTCACTTATATTCCATAATTGATCGTAGCTTTGCCCGCTGTATATAGCTAATGTTGCAATGTCTTCGATTATGGCTTTTGTCTCTTCTTCTAATGTTTTTAGAAGTTTCATAATTTCAGGGCCCGACTTAAGAGCCAAAAGCCTCATTCGAAAAAAGTTGTAGGATTCAAGTCTAATTGTGATTCGTACTCTTGCCCGCAGTGTTTACATTCAACTTTAAACATTTTAGAAACTCCTAGTTCGCCTAAAGCTAGTATTCCGCGTTCTAATTTTTTAAAGTCTTGGTTGTTTAAATCTTTAACCCATTCGGTTATATGTTCTGGATTAGTAACACTAACTCCGTCTGGTAATAGCACTGTATCGACGCAGTTTGCAACCACTTTTACATTTTGATCAGTTAGAGCTTGATAGCCTTGTTGTAACAAGTCCATTTTTGTTTTTTCGTCTGATCCTTGTTGTTCGGCTAGTTGTATGTTTCGTACTTGTTCATACTGGGCCCAATTTAGATTTAGTAATTGTTTTAAATTAACAGGCTTAACAAATACTTTGATTCCGTCTTTAAGCTCGATGGGATCTAGTACAGTGACAGTTTTAGCAGAAGCGATAAAGTAATCTAAATTCAATCTACTTTCTGTTTCAGCTTGTTCCGCACAATTGTGACTGGTAATAATATCCATTGATTCGTTATACGTACATCGACGAATAGCTAATAACAATATGTCTAAGTCGATGCTAGGAACTTCTTCGACATTTTTGATAGATGGCACGCAACTTTCTATCATTTTATAAATGGCAGTTCCGTTTAACAATGCATCTGCATTTTTAAGCATTAGCTCGTCCTTAGCAGTCATAGGGTACACTGGTATTTCTCCCATGTCATTTAAGTCGCTCGGCTTAACTGAATAAAACTTACCTTGGCTAGGTAACTTGATCCATATGCCAGGCTTTCTAAAATAACTTTTTAAAGGGTTGGTTTGATTTTCCATAATTTTTCCTACTAAATATTGTATAAGATCTACTCTTATATTTATGTACGTATATAATGGCTAACTCTGCAACGGCAATAGGTTTTTTACCAAACGGTGAACGAATTGAATTTACACTAAATGGTCTAGCCATGGCTGATCAAATAGACAAGCTGATTAAATTATCTGCTGCACAATTAAAAGAATGGAATATCGACAGTAAAGATGCTCAAGCTGCATTTGATGATCTTGCAAAAGCTACTACTGAAGCAACAGAATCAACAACTACTTTTAGCAAGGGTGTAAAAAAACAAACTAAAACGGTTGACGATGCATTAACGGATTTACAAACAACGTTACGTCCATTGGTAAGAGGAAATGTTGGACAAGTATTGGAAAACTTTGGCGGCATATTGCCAAAGATAACACTAGGTATCGGTTCTGTTATTGGCGGATTAGTTGGATACGCAGACAGTATTAAAGACAGCTTACAACGAGGAATAAGCGGTAATATTTTTGATATAGCTATTGCAGCAAAATCCGCCGGACTTACTATAAGCGAATTTAATAAAGCTATTGCAGAAACAGGCGGTAGCTTTTCGGCATTAGGAACAGGCGCAACTGACGGCGCTAAACAATTTGGTGCATTAGTAGGCAATGTCCGAGAAGCAACTAAAAGCGTAGGTAACTTTGGTATGAGCAATGACCAATTGGCTCAACTAACTGCTCAGCAAGTTAAAGTAGCAGTAGCCCAGGGATTTAAAGGTAAACAGGCGCAAGAAGTTGTAGTTAGAAACTCTCGAGTATTAGGGCAGGAACTAGATAATTTAGCAAACAGAACAGGTAAAAGCACATTAGAGTTAGCACAAGCTGCCGCTAAAATGGCGCAAGACCCATTAGTTGCAAACTTTGTTAGAAGTGCAAAACAAGGTAGCCAACAAGTGAGTGCTGCATTACAAACATTTACGGCAAGCATTAAAGGATTATTCGGCGAACAAGGTGATCAAATTGCAAAAGATGCATTGCAAAGTGCATTAAGTGGGCTACCTATGGTTGTTACACAAACAGGTAAGAACATGATACTTGCTGGTTCTAGCATTTATACAGAAATAGAACGCCAGGCTCAAGCAGCTAGCCGCGGCGAAAAAGTCACCGATGCTGACCGTGCAAGATTACGTGAAATGATTGTTAGCGAAACAAAAACACGAAGTGCAGAGCTTAACCAATTTGCATTATTAGGAGGCGCAGTAGGAGACAGTGCTAAACAATTATTAGCTATGGCAAACGAAGCAGAAAATTATAATTCTGCAGAAAACGTTAAACGCAGAGCACAAGATAAAACAGCGTTAGAATTTAATGCATCTATTAGAGATTTCCAAGCAAACATGCAAGCATTGGCTATTCCATTTTTGCAATTAATAAACAACATCAATTGGGGTGCATTTATTTCTGTAATTAGTACAGTACTGGGGGTATTTAATAAGATAGCAGAAGTAGTTGGTTCTGTTATAGATGGACTGTTTAATTGGATTCCTGGTTTAGAAACAGTGCATGGAATATTAGGTACATTAGTCGGCGGCTTTTTAGGATTAAGTGCGGTATTAGTAGGAGGCATTGCATTGCAAAAGTTATATAAAGCAACCACCGAACAAGTAGTTTCGCAATTTCAATTACTATTACCCACTATCAATAAGCTAAGAGCTACAATCGAATTGACTCATGCAATGGCAAACGGTCAGTCTCCTGGTAGAGGAAAAATAGGAAGAATAGCAGCAACTGGTGCAGTAATAGCAGAATCAGCTATACCAAAAGGCAATACAATGGGTGCAAAATTGGGCAGGATGGGAATGTTATCAATAGGATCTGGATTAGCAGGCGCGGGCATAAGTGCAGCCGGGCAAGCAATAGGACCCGAGTCCGCAGCAGGTAAGTCATTGGGCGTATTAGGCGGCGCAGTCGCAGGCGCAGGCACTGGAGCTTCTTTTGGTATGTTATTGGGTCCTAAAGGTGCGTTAGCAGGCGCTATTATCGGCGGTGTAGTTGGCGGTATTAAAGAAGCATTTGGCGGCTCGAGTGAACAATCTGCTAAAGATGAATTACAAAACGAACAATTGAGTGCTGCACAAAAAGCAGAAAAAGACATGAAAGACACACTGTTATTAAACCAACAAGTGCTATCTAGCCTACGAGGAATCCACGAAGAAGCTCAATATAACACTCAAATTAACTCTCGTGGGGTTAGTTATCAAGCTTCTACAGACCGCAAGATTAGTAACCTGCAGGACCGATAACACATAATAAATATACAACAGGATACACAAATACAATGTCGTGGAGAAAACACTTTCAGATTCCCCAAACTGCTAATGAAATAGCCAAGGGTAAAAATAACTCATCTGCTCATAACGGATCGAGCACTAAATTTAACAGCTGGTTAAAGGACGTTTATACAGGCGCACCAAACCGTGTTGACCGTTATACTCAATATGAAATCATGGATGCCGATAGCGAAGTTAATGCAGCATTAGATACTATTGCAGAATTTTGCACACAATTCGATTTCGAAAGCAATTTGCCTTTTAAAATTGAGCACTTTAACGAGCCAACAGACGCCGAAGTAAACGTATTATCAAGAACACTTCGTCAGTGGTGTTTAATCAATGATTGGAACAAGCGTATTTGGCGCATGATGCGTAACGCATTTAAGTATGGAGATCAATTCTTTATTCGAGATCCAGAAACTTATGAATTATATTATGTAAGTGCTGAAGATGTTAGTAAGTTAATTATTAACGAAGCTAAAGGTAAAGAAGTAGAGCAATTTATTATGAAAAACATCAGTTTAGATGTTGTTAATAAAGTTGCATCTGAGCCATTAATCACTGATAATAGCTTTGGTCCTGCACAATTTTCTAAAACTTCTTTTACTCAATTTGCCAGCCCGCAAGCCGCAGGCAATAGCAATCAAGCAGAAACCGCAGTTAATGCCAGTCACGTAGTTCATTTAAGCCTAAGTGAAGGCATGGATACTAACTTTCCGTTTGGTACTAGTATTTTAGAAGCGGTGTATAAAGTATACCAGCAAAAGAGTTTGTTGGAAGATAGTATTATTATCTATCGAGTACAACGTGCTCCGGAACGCCGCGTATTTTACATTGACGTTGGTAACATGCCAGCTAACATGGCTATGTCATTCGTCGAGCGTGTTAAAAACGAAATTCATCAAAGACGTATTCCAAGCCGCACTGGCGGCGGTACTAGTATTATGGACAGTAGCTATAATCCGTTAAGCATGTTAGAAGATTACTTCTTTGCCCAAACAGCAGAAGGTCGCGGTTCTAAAGTTGAAGTATTACCGGGCGGCGACAACTTAGGTCAAATTGATGACTTAAAGTATTTTACTAACAAGCTAATGCGAGCTTTGCGCATTCCTAGTAGCTATATGCCAACTGGTCCGGATGACGGCACCGCGGTTTATAATGACGGCCGAGTAGGTACGGCATTCATTCAAGAATACAGATTTAACAAATATTGCCAAAGATTACAAAACTTAGTTGTAGGTTCGCTAGATAAAGAATTTAAAATGTTCTTGAAGAAAAAAGGTGTCGAGCTAGATTCTAGTACATTTAGTTTAAGTTTCTTACCTCCGCAGAGCTTTAGCGAATACAGAGAAATTGAAGTTAATAATGCCCGTGCTGCTGTATTTGGGCAGTTAGCCGAAGTTCCATACTTAAGCCGTAGATTTGTATTGGCAAAATATTTAGGCCTAACAGAAGAAGAAATTGTAGAAAACGAAACCAAATGGAAAGAAGAAAATCCAGACGGTACAGAAACTAACGCAGAAGCAGATGCTGCAATGGCGCAGGGAGATTTAAACTCGCTCGGCTTGCAACGCCCTGCTGAAGAAGATATGAGTCAGTTGGATGATCTAGAACAAGCTCCTCCGACAGAGCCAGGTGCAGAAGTACCTAGCCCATTAGGCGGGACGCCAGCTCCTGCTCCAACAGCACCAGGAGGACCCGCAAATGCGCCTCAATGAAGTTAAATTAGGACACACAGATCCTGCAGAAAACGAGTTTGGTCAAGCAAAAAAACTTGATACTCGTAGACCAAGACTAACACTCGAGCACTTGAATAAATTAAGAAAAATGCGCGAGATTAGACGACTCGATGTCGAGAAACGCAAAGATTTTTATAAAACGATATATCAACGCCCTCCGGCAATGTAAATCGTCTATACTTACTCTGGTTTTCTTAGAGAAAACTGCGTTTTTAATGCCATTTTAATAATATTTTTTAAATATCCTGTAAATACATTACAGACAAACCACTTTGGCCAAAGGAGATTACAATGTCTAAACATACATTAGAACAAGTTTTAGAGGCCTTAATTAACAAGGAAGAAGATCGTGCGAGCGAATTGCTACATCAATTTTTTGTTGCTAAAGGCAAAAGCATTTACGAAGAACTAAGTCAGTTCGACGAAACTGCTGAAGAAGAATTAGATGAATCCGAAGAGGATTTAGAAGAAGGTATCGGCGGAGCAGCTGGTGACGATTTCGAAGATGAAATCATTGCCGACGAATCCGACTTAGATGACGAACAATTATTCGGCGAAGCCGAAGGCGACGACGAAGAAGCCGACGCTATGAGCGCAGACGAACCAAGCGAAGATGAAGCAACTGCTGATTTAGCTATGGGTGACGACACTGGTGCAGAAGAACCTGCTGCTGGTGCCGAAGGTGGCGCTGAAGAAGCATTGCAAAAAGTCGATGATGCATTGGCTGATTTGAAAGCTATTTTTGCTGACCTAATGGGCGGCGAAGGTGCCGACGAACCTGCTGCCGATGCTGGCGCAGAAGATGCTCCTGCAGACGACGAATTTGCAGCAATGGGTGAAAGCGTTAGCTTAAAATCAGTTAGCAAGCCAACACCAGGCGACAATGGACAAAATACAAAGAGCCCAGTAAGCAATGGATCTAAGATCAGTGCTAATGGTGCTAAAGCAGTTAACTTTACAGGCGAAGCCGATGCAGGTCAAGCTACTCCAAGCAGCAAGACTGATGACATGGGCAACGTGAACAAAGTTGGCAATGCAAAAGCTCCAGCATTAAAAGGCGTAAGCGTTCCTAAGAACAGCGATGCCGCTAGCAACAAGACTAGTCCAGTAGCAAAGGCTTAATACCATGTCTTTACCATTAGTAGAATCTTTAACTTACGATCAAGCAGGTATGCGTACCCAATTGATCGAAAACAGCCATGGCGGCAAGGATCTCTACATGGAAGGTATTTTTATTCAAGGCGGGGTTAAAAACCAGAACCAGCGTGTTTACCCCGTTAATGAAATTGCCAAGGCATGTAATATCATTGCTGAAAAAATTAAAAACGGTTATTCTGTTTTAGGTGAAGCCGATCACCCAGATGACCTACAAGTTAACCTAGACCGTGTTAGTCACATGATTACAAACATGTACATGAACGAAAACAACGGTATTGGTAAGCTAAAAATCCTACCTACACCAATGGGTAACATCGTAAAAACTCTTTTAGAGAGTGGTGTTAAACTAGGCGTTTCAAGTAGGGGTTCGGGTAACGTCAATGAATCTGGTGGCGTTACTGATTTTGAAATTGTCACGGTGGACATCGTGGCACAACCGAGTGCTCCTAGCGCATATCCGAAAGCAATTTACGAACGTGTAATGATGGATCGTAGACGTAACGCCCTTATGGACGTTGCAGGCTCTGCAAGATATGATAATGCTGCACAAAAATACCTCAAGGAAGAGGTTCTCAGGTTCATCAATAACCTAAATAAAAAATAAGGGGACAAAGATGAGCGGAATTAAAGAACTATTCGGCACTGGGATTTTATCTGAGGAAGTTCAAAGCCAACTACAAGAAGCATGGGAAAGCCAAGCTAAAGTATTGCGTGAAGAAGTGGAAGCTACTTTACGTGAAGAATTTAGCCAACGCTACGAACATGACAAAGGCTTGATTGTAGAAGCTGCGGACAAAATGATTTCCGAAGCTATCCGTAAAGAATTAGAAGAATTAACAATTGACAAGCGCGAACTTGTAGAAGCGAAAGTTTCTTACAAGAAGCTAGTTAAAGAACATGCTAAACTTCTAAACAAATTCGTTATGGAACAATTAGCTAATGAAGTTAAAGAACTTAGAGAAGATCGCACTGCTCAGAAAGCAAACTTTGAAAAACTTGAAGAATTTGCTCTTAAGAAACTAAGCAACGAACTACGTGAGTTGAAAGAAGACGAAGACAAGTTAGTCAAGGCTCGTGTAGACCTTGTAAAAGAAGGTCGCAAAGTCATTGCAGAAGCCAAAGCAAAATTCATTAAAGAAGCTGCTGTTAAAGCAGAAAAACTTCTTACTGAAACGCTACGCACAGAAATCACCCAGCTACGTGAAGACATTCAAGTTAGCCGTGAAAACGCTTTTGGTCGTAAGATTATGGAAGCATTCGCAGGTGAATTCATGGCAAGTGGATTCGCAGATGGCACTCAAGTAAAGAAACTTGGTGATCAGTTAGCTGCTATTACTGTTAAATTAGACGAGTCTAAAAAGATCGTCGAAGGTAAGAACGCAGAAATTGCTCAAGCGCAAGCAAAAATTCGTATTGCTGAAGACACTGTAAAGCGTCAAGCAATTATGCAAGAGTTGGTAGCTCCGCTAGGTAAAGAAAAGCGCGAGATCATGGAAGATCTGTTAAAGACAACTAAGACAGAAACACTACGTGAATCATACAACAAATATCTACCAGCTGTGTTAAATGAAACTACAGTGAAGCCAGCAGGCAAATCTGTTATTTCTGAAAGCGCAACATCGCAGAAGACTGCGATAACAGGCGACAAAACTTCTAGTGAGAACTCTGCACCAGCAGATATCATTTCACTAAGAAAATTAGCCGGTATTGGAAAGTAATAATTAAAGGAGACTATTATGTCTGAGAAACTTTTCGAAGCCCAAAATTGGACTGCTACTAAAGACGTTCTACTAGAAGGGCTTAATGGCAACCGTAAGGCTGTCATGGAATCTGTGTTAGAAAACACACGCAAAAACATTATGGAATCTGCTTCTGCAGGTGCTACACAATCTGGCAACATCGCCGTTCTTAACAAGGTTATTTTACCTGTTATCCGTCGTGTTATGCCAACAGTTATTGCTAACGAAATTATTGGTGTTCAACCAATGACAGGTCCAGTTGGTCAAATCCATACTCTACGTGTTCGTTATGCTGAAACTGCTGCTGGCGTTACTGCTGGTAGTGAAGCTCTAAGCCCATTCAACATTGCTAAAGCATACTCCGGTAACGGCGATGTAAGCAATCCAGGTGGTGTTTCTACAGCAAGCATGGAAGGCGAAGTTGGTAAAAAACTAAGCATTCAAGTATTGAAGCAAACAGTTGAAGCTAAGACACGTAAGATGTCTGCTCGCTGGACATTTGAAGCTGCTCAAGACGCACAAGCTATGCACGGTTTGGACGTTGAAGCAGAAATCATGGCAGCTTTAGCACAAGAAATTACTGCTGAAATCGACCAAGAGTTACTAGGTAAACTACGTGCTCTAAGTGGTACAGCGGTTCACACATTCGACCAAGGCGCTGGCGTATTCACTGGTACTGCAACTTATGTTGGTGACCAGCACGCTGTATTGGCAATTCAAATCAATGATGTTGCTAACCGTATCGCTCAACGCACACGTCGTGGCGCTGGTAACTTCGTAGTTGTTAGCCCAACAGCATTGACAGTTTTACAATCTGCTACTACAAGTGCATTTGCTCGTACTACAGAAGGTACTTTCGAAGCTCCAACAAACACAAAGTTCGTTGGTACATTGAACAGTTCTGTTCGTGTATATGTTGACAGCTATGCTGATGCAACAACTCCAATCTTAATTGGTTATAAAGGTCCTAATGAAATGGACGCCGCAGCATTCTACTGCCCATATATCCCATTGATGAGCTCTGGTGTTGTTCTAGACCCAACTACTATGGAACCTGTAGTTAGCTTCATGACTCGTTATGGTTATGTTGAGTTAACAAATACAGCTTCTTCTTTAGGTAACGCAGCAGATTACTTAGGTAAGATTGCTATGGGTACTGTTAAGTACGCTTAATCAAGCAACTGGTTTAAAACCAATTACAAAAGGACCGCAAGGTCCTTTTGTTGTTTATAAATATTACATAATGTTTAAAACTGTTGAACACTCTGTTAAATTGCAACGCATGGCAATTTGTAATACATGCGACTTATTTTCTAAAAAATACGAAACGTGTAAATCGTGTGGTTGTTATATGCCAGCAAAAACAACATTTGCAGAGTCCGAATGCCCAAACGGATTATGGCAAACAGCCGAACCCGGTCAAAGTTTAATAAATAAGATAGAGGAACTGATTCTCGAAAGCTGGAACAAATAATGTCTGAACTATACACACGATTACACGGAACTACAACGGACAGTTTTAAAATCGGCTTTAATAACGAAAGAGTCATTGTAAGCGGGCAAACAGTAAATAATTTATCTGCTACTTTGGTCGATAGAAATTCTCAACAACCAGCACTTAAATCGACGGCATTTTTTACGGCAAACGTTATTGCAAAAGGAGTGACTGGTGTTGCATCTTTTGAATTAAAAGGTTCATACATACAAGGAACTACAGTTGCAGGCGGATATGTAGTTACGACATTTTTAAACAATGCAAATTTTTCCGAACCAATTGTTACATTTACTGCGCAAGGTATTATGAATTTAATTTGTATTGGTAAGCAAGGCGACACTATTGCATGGACAGCATTAGTTGATATTGTTTCTATATAAGAGTAAAATATGGCTATTAAAATAAATCACCAAACAGAAACACTAACGCCAGAATCTGGAATATTGGAAGTAAACGCATCCGGGGCACTAAAGCTGCCGACGGGTGTAGCAGTAGACCGTCCCGAGGGAAGCGAGGGTTTACTTCGTTATGCAAAAGATTTAGCTAATCCGGAATTTCATGATGGCACATCATGGAAGTTATTAGTTAATAAAGAATATGTAGACTCTAGAGTAGGTACATCTAGCACAAGTATCACTAACGTTATTGCCAATTTAGCATTGACAGATTTAGCAGACGTGACGGTTTCAAACCCATCAGTAGGTGAGTCATTGGTTTATGACACTGCTTCTGGTCAGTTTAGAAATCAAACTACTAGTTTAACTCCTATTACGAGATACTTCACTGGCGATGGCGTAACATTAGACTTTGATATCCAAACTAATGTTAGTAGCCCGAACTTATTAGTAGTATCTATCAACGGTATTACACAAGAGCCATATTACAGTTATACTATAGTAGAAGGCAACATATTAGCATTTGACGAACCTCCCGAAGTAAGCGATAGAATTCAAGTTAGAATTCTTCGTAGCAATACTACAAGCGATAGACCTCGTCCAAAGATCGTTGATATTGCTTATAGCGTATTAGGTGCATATACAACTATTACAGTTACTGCAACCGATACGACGTATGGCACAGGTGTCAAAGTTGGCGACAAAACAATATCTAGAATCGATTATCCGTCTCCTAATATGTTGCAATTAATGATAGAAACGTCATTGATGAATTCTCTTTTTTGGTTAACACCGCAAGACTTGACATTAGTAGATACAACTGGCAACGAGTTTGTTTTTAAAAATTTAATAAACTTCGGAGCAACAAAACCGCAGTTCTTGGACAGCACATCATATATTGGGCGTTTTAGAGCCGGAGATAGCATTATTTTCCCACTCAAGCTAAATAATGTTACAAGCATTTCGTTGAGCCCCTCTTATGCAGGGGACGCTGCAATTAGCTGGATAACAGTAAGCGGCACAAGTATCGTAGGAACTGCTCCTAATAATAGCAGCCCTAGTCGATACGACATCACAGTAACAGCCAGCAATGGTTCTGTTAGCGTAACCAAAAATTACTGGTTACTAATCACATAAATTATTCTCACGTTGGCGGGCAACCACACTTAAATTTGCCAAGGAGTTGATAAGATGCCATTAATAAAGTTGAAATCCAGTTCTATAACCGATAGCGTAGCATTACGTGGACAGCCAACTACATCTGGTCAAAATCCCGGTATTGCTACAACTCGGCAGGTAACTCAAGAGATAAGCAATGTAGTTGGTTCTACACCGGAGTTACTTAATACTCTAAGTAGACTAGCGCAGTCTTTAGGTACAGACCAAAATCAGGCCTAAACAAGTTTCACTAGAAACTTATATTGAGGATATAAAACATGCCTTTAATTAAAGCAAGGTCAAGCTCGATCATCGAATCAGTTGACTTACGCGGCCAGCCAAGTGCTGCAACCGCACCAAACGGTACTAGTACGAATCAATTAGCAAGCACAGCGTTCGTTAGAACAGCTATTGCCGAGTTGATTAACTCTAGTCCAGAATTGCTAGATACTTTAGCGGAATTAGCTTCTGCGATTAGTAACGATGCAAATTTTGCAACAACAGTTGCTAACAGTGTAGCTACAAAAGTCGCATTAGACGGTAGCACACCGATGACAGGTTCGTTAACTTTAAGCGGTGCTCCTACTGCTGAGTTACATGCAACAACGAAAAAGTATGTTGATGATTTGATCGCTGATCAAATGATTTACAACACAGGAGACGTCCAAGAAGGTACAAATTTGTACTACACAGACGCTCGCGTTCGCGCAGCCGTAAGTTTATCCAGCGATAACACAAGCGTTTTAAGTTACAATAGTGTAACTGGTGCTTTTGTTTACGTTCATCCAAATAGCGATGGTATCTTAGAAGGTCAAACTAACCGTTACTTCTCCGAAGCCCGCGCACGTTTAAGCATTAGCTTAAATAGCGATGACCAACAGATTTTCAGTTACGGTCAACAGTCTGGTGAGTTTACATTTGTAACTCCAAGCACAGACAAAATCGTTGAAGGTAGTACAAACAGATACTTTACAACAGGTCGTGCTCGTGCTGCAATTAGTGCAGGTGCAAACATTAACTATGATCCAGTAACTGGTATTGTTAGTTCTGTTGCTACAGTTGAAAGTGTTAATGGACAAACTGGCGTTGTTGTTTTAGACAGTGATGACATTACAGAAGGCGCAACAAACCAATACTTCTTAAACAGCCGTGCTCGCGCTGCTATTAGTTTAACAAGTAGCGACACAAACGTTCTTTCTTACAATCCAGCAAACGGAACATTTACTTTTGCTAAGCCAACAACCGATAGCGTTGATGAAGGTACTACAAACTTATACTTCACAGACGAGCGTGCTCGCGGTGCTGTAAGTTTAACAACTTCTAACTCTAGCGTTTTAGGTTACAATGGTACAACTGGTGTATTCAACTTCAACTTAGGTGCTGTAACAACAGACGCTATTGCTGAAGGTTCTGCTAACAAGTACTATACTGATGCTCGTGCTCAAGCTGCAAATGCTCCGGCTATTGCTGCTGTACAAACAGCATTAGACAGCGAAGTAACTCGTGCTACTGGTGCTGAAAGCATTATTGCTGGTGATTTAGCTGCTGAAGTAACTCGTGCTACTGGTGCTGAAAGCATTATTGCTGGTGATTTAGCTGCTGAAGTAACTGCTCGTGCTGCTGGCGACCAAACAAATGCAAACGCAATTGCTGCTGAAGCTACTGCTCGTACAAGCGGTGACCAGACAAATGCAACAGCTATTTCTAACGAAACAACTCGTGCTACTGGTGCAGAAGCTGGTTTAGCTGCTGACATATTAGCAGAATCTGTTGCTCGTACAAGCGGTGACCAAGCAAATGCCGACGCTCTTGTAGCTGAATCGACTGCTCGTACAGCCGGTGACCAAACTAATGCTGATGCTATCGTATTAGAAAAATCTCGCGCCCAAAACGTAGAAAACGCATTAGCTGGCGATATTGCTACTGAAATTAGTAACCGTGTATCCGGCGACCAAACAAATGCAAACGCAATTGCTGCCGAAGTAACTCGAGCTCAAACTGCCGAAGCTGGTTTAGCTGGCGACATCTTAGACGAGACAACTCGTGCTACTGGCGCAGAAGCTGGTTTAGCTGCCGATATTGCTGCTGAAACTGCTGCTCGTATTGCTGCTGTAACAGCCGAAGCTACTGCTCGTGCTACTGCCGATACTGCGTTAGGTGCTCGTATCGACAACTTAGCAAGCAACTTAGACCCAGCTGCATTAGACAGCTTGACTGAAATTGTTAGTGCTTTCCAAAATGCTGATGGTAGCTTGACTCAAGCAATCAATGATTTAGCCGCAAGCTCTGCTACTGCATTGGCTGCTGAAACTGCTGCACGCGAAGCTGCTGACGGTGTTTTAACTTCTGCTGTATCGACTGAAGTTGCTCGTGCAACTGCTGCCGAAGAAGCATTAGCTGATTCTATTAGTTTAGAACATGCACACCACGTCGCTGGCGACGCCGCATTAGAAACAGCTATCGGTGATGAAGTAACTCGTGCTACTGGTGCAGAAGGTACTATTGCAAGCAACTTAGCTGCCGAAGTAACTCGTGCTACTGGTGCTGAAGGTGCTATTGCTGCAAGCGTGACAGCCGAAACAAGTCAACGCCAAGCTGCTGACACATTGTTACAAGCTAACGTTGATGCAGAAGCCACAACTCGTGCTGCTGCTGATTTAGTTAACGCAAATGCAATTGCTGCTGAAACAACTCGTGCTACTGGCGTAGAAGGTACTATTGCAAGCAACTTAGCTGCCGAAGTAACTCGTGCTACTGGTGCTGAAGCAACATTGACAACTAACTTAGCAACTGAAGTTAACCGCGCCCAAGCCGCAGAAACTGCTATTGCTGATGATTTAGCTAGCGAAACTGCTGCTCGTATTGCTGCTGATGGTGTTTTAACAACTGCTATTGCAACAGAAAAATCTCGCGCAGAAGGCGTCGAAGCTCAGTTACAGACTGCAATTAGTGCAGAAGAAACAGCTCGTATTGCTGCCGTAAGTGCAGAAGAAACAGCTCGTATTGCTGCTGTAAGTACAGAAGCTACTGCTCGTGCTGCCGGTGATGCTGCTAACTCTAGTGCAATTACTGCTGAAGTTGGTCGTGCTACTGCTGCTGAACAAGCTGTTGCTGCTGACTTAGCTGCTGAAGTAACTCGTGCTACCAGTGCAGAGGCAACTATCGCCGCAAGCGTAACAGCCGAAGCTACTGCTCGTGCTGCTGGTGATGCTGCTAACGCAACTGCTATTGCTGCTGAAACAACTCGTGCTACTGGCGCAGAAGCTGGTTTAGCAAGTGATTTGTTAGACGAAGCCGCTGCTCGTGCTGTCGCCGATACAACAAACGCTAACGCAATTACTGCCGAAGCTGCTCGTGCTCAAAATGCAGAAACTGCATTACAATCTAACATCGACACAGAAGCTGCTGCTCGCGTGACCGGCGATGCTGCAAACGCATTATCTATTACAAATGAAGCTGCTGCCCGTGCTGCTGCTGATACTGTATTAGCTGATGATATTGCTGCCGAAGAAACAGCTCGTATTGCTGCTGACAATGCATTAGGTGCTCGTATTGACAACGTATTGAACAATATCGATCCTGCTGCATTAGATAGTTTAAGTGAAATTGTTACTGCATTCCAAAGTGCAGACAGTACAATCAACGGTGCTATCCAACAATTAGCAACTGATTTAGCTGCTGACATTGCAACAGAACACGCACATCATGTAGCTGATAAAGCTGCTGCTGATGCTGCTATTGCTGCCGAAGCTACTGCTCGTGCTGCTGGTGACACAACAAATGCAAACGCAATTGCTGCTGAAACAACTCGTGCTACTGGTGCAGAAGGTACTATTGCAAGCAACTTAGCTGCTGAGGTAACTCGCGCTACTGCTGCCGAAGGTGCTATTGCTAGTGATTTAGCTGCTGAGGTAACTCGTGCTACTGCTGCTGAACAAGCTGAAATTGCTGCTCGTGCTGCTGCTGTAAGTGCAGAAGTAACTGCTCGCGAAGCCGGCGATGCCGTTAATGCTGCTGCTGTAACAGCCGAAGCTACTGCTCGTGCTGCTGGTGATGCTGCTAACGCAACTGCTATTGCCGACGAAGCTACTGCTCGCCAATCTGGTGACACAACAAATGCTAACGCAATTGCTGCTGAAACAACTCGTGCTACTGGCGTAGAGGCTGGTTTACAAACTGCTGTAACTGCTGCTCAAGACTCTGCTGATGCTGCTCAAGCTGACGTAGATGCCGAAGTAACTCGTGCTACTGCTGCTGAAGGCGCATTACAAACAGCTATCGAAGCAGAAGCTACTGCTCGTAGTTTAGCTGATACTGCACACGCAACAGCTATTAGCAACGAAGTAACTCGTGCTACTGCTGCCGAAGGCGTTATTGCTGGTAACTTAGCTGCTGAAGTGTTAGCTCGTCAAAACGCTGATACAGGATTAGCAGACGATATTGCTGCTGAAATAGCTTTACGTATTTCCGGTGACGCTGCAAATGCTGCTGCTATTACTGCTGAGGTAACTCGTGCTACTGGCGCAGAAGACGTTATCGCTGCAAGCGTAACAGCCGAAGTAACTCGTGCTACTGCTGCCGAACAAGCAAATGCTGCTGCTATCGTAAGCGAAGCAACTGCTCGCGCAAATGCAGATACTGGTTTAAGTACAAGTATCGCAAACGAAGTAACTCGCGCTACAAATGCAGAAGCTGCATTACAAACAGCGATTGACGCAGAAGCTACTTCTCGTGCTGCTGCTGTAACTGCTGAAACAACAGCACGTCAAGGCGCTGATACTAACTTGCAGAACCAAATCAATGCTATTATTAGCAACGTTGATCCTGCTGCGTTAGACAGCTTATCTGAAATCGTTGGTGCATTCCAAAATGCAGACGGTGATTTACAACAAGCTATTACAGACTTAGCTGCAAGTTCTGCACAAGCCGTTGCCGATGAAGCTAATACACGTTTAGTTGCTGATAACGCAATTATTGCTGACTTGGCTACTGAAGTTGCTCGTGCTGCTGGCGCAGAAGCTGATATTGTTGCTGATTTAGTAACAGAAACTGCTGCTCGTCAAGCTGCTGATACTACGATTGCTACAAGCGTAACTGCTGAAGTAACTCGTGCTACTGCTGCTGAAGGCGCGCTACAAACAGCTATCAATGGCGAACAAGCTGCTCGTATTGCTGCTGATGCCGTACACACTGCTGCTATTGCTGATGAAGCAACGGCTCGTCAAGCTGCTGATGCCGTACACACTGCTGCGATTGCAACTGAAGTACAGAACCGTACTGCTGCTGATTTAGTCTTACAAGGCAACATCGACAGCGAAGCTGCTGCTCGCACTACAGCCGATACAGCATTAGGTGCTCGTATTGATAGTTTAACAACTGACCAAGTTGCCGAAGGTAATAACCAATACTTTACTTCACTACGTGCTCGTAACAGTGTAAGCGCTTCTGGTTCGTTAAGCTACAACGCTGCTAGCGGTGTATTCAGCTATACAACTCCTGATACAGACGGTGTTGCTGAAGGTGCAAATCACTTGTACTTTACAGACACTCGCGCTCGTTTAGCAGTTGGTTTAGTAACAGACAACACTGATGCGTTAAGCTACAACAGTGCAACAGGTCAGTTTACATTCAACTTAGCCAGCGTAAATTCTGGTGAAATTGCAGAAGGTTCTAACCTATACTTCACAACAGGTCGCGCACGTGACGCAGTTAGTGGCGGTTCTAATATCAGCTACGACGGCGCAACTGGCGTAATCAGCACACAAGCTGCTGTATGGAGTGTAAACGGACAAGAGCATGCAGTTGTTTTAAACACTGACAACATCGGAGAAGGTACTACTAATCAGTACTTCACAGATGCTCGCGCACGTAATGCAGTAACATTAACATCTGATAATGCAGATATCTTAAGTTACAGCGCAGGTACAGGTGCACTTACATTCGTAACACCAACAACAGACGCTATCGACGAAGGCGCAACTAACAAGTACTTTACAGACGCTCGTGCAGACGCACGCATCGCTGCTGCAAGTATTAGTGACTTAGCAGACGTTGATTTTGTCGGAACAATTACAGACGGTTACTCTTTAGTTTGGAGTAGCGGTTTACAGAAATTCGTTCCGCAGAACGTGTCTATTACTGCTACAACAGTAAATGCAACAGGTGATGGAACTACAGTAAGTTTCAGCACTGGTGTTGAAGTAAGCAGTATTGATAATACGCAAGTATTCATCAACGGTTTAATGCAAGCACCTACATACTCTTACACTATGTCTACAACGGACGGTGTTTCTAGTATCGTGTTTGACGTTGCTCCTGAGATCAATGACTATATTTTCATCCGTGTAACACCAACATCTAGCTTAAGTGCTGGCGGTGTTCTAAATGAAGGTAGCAACATTGACGGTGGTACATATTAATCTTAACTGATTAGTATCGAAAGAAAAGGACCTTCGGGTCCTTTTCCATTTATAAATAATGTATAAATATAATGATAACTAGACTGAGATATGCCGATTTTTCGTGGAAAACCCCTTGTTAGTGCTGCATCGGATGCAAAAGACAGCGTCAGACTCGCCACGAAATCAAATATCAATTTGGCGTCACTTACTTACAGCATAGACGGCATTCCTCTAAAAAATAAAGACAGAATATTATTAGCAGGGCAAAATCCTCCTACTCTAAACGGAATCTACGTTTGGAATTCGATAACTAACAAATTTACCAGGGCAATTGATGCAGATTCTACCGAAGATTTAACTTCTGGTGCCCGAGTTTATGTTGAAGAAGGCGCAGTATTTGCCAAAACATCTTGGCTAATGACGACTCCGGGTGACATACACATTGGTACCACTGACATAACATTCACTTTAGAAAATAGAATTGGTAGTACTGACATATCAGGAGTTTTCGGCGCCGCAAACAAAACTCTTATAGTAACTATTAATGATGCCGGAGACATAGAAAATATACAAGCAGTTGATTTTGAACTCGACGGCGGCGAATTTTAATATATTATCTGTTATATAACTAAGAGAAGCGATAAATACATTGGGTATAAGCGAACCTGATGTTCGCTTATTTTTAGGAGTATATACTCGATATGGCCAATCAAATCGTATTAAAACGCAGTGCAACACCTGGTAAGGTACCATCTACCAGTCAACTTGCATTAGGCGAAGTAGCTATTAACACTCACGACGGTAAGTTATTCATCAAGAAAGATGATGGAACACCTAGCGTTGTTGAAATTGGTGGTGTTACTAGTGTTAACTCTTTAACAGGTTCCGTTGTTTTAAGCACAACAGAAGTTGCTGAAGGTTCTAACCAATATTTTACAAATTCTCGTGCTCGTCAAGCAGTTAGCGCTGGCACAGGTATTAGCTACAATGCTAGTACTGGTGTTATTAGCACAACTCAAAACTTAAGCACTGGCGGTACGCCTACATTTGCAGGTGTAACATTAACTGGTAATTCGACAGTTTCCGGTAATATCGTTCCAGGCGCAGATAACGTTTATAGCTTGGGTAGTCCAACTCATGTATGGAAAGACGTTTACGTCGGTCCAGGTACATTGTATATTAACGGTAGTCCGGTTATTACCGACAACAGCGGTACAATGACATTTACTGCGGACGTTGATCAAAACATTCGTTTGACAACAGTTGGCGCAGGTGTATTGCAATTAGGTTCTAGTGCAACTAACGTTAATATCGACGGTACTTTACAAATCGCTAGCGGTAAGAACATTACTGACAGTGCAGGCGTAGAAGTTAACTTCGGTGACAACATTGACATGAACAACAACAAGATTGTTGGTCTTGGTGCACCAAGTGCAAGTACAGACGCAGCAAACAAGGCGTATGTTGATAGTCAAGTTGGTGCAATCAGCACTAGCACTATCAGCAGTGGTAACTCAAACATTGCAGTTGTTGACAACGGTACAGGTACAGTAACAGTTACAGTTGACGGTTCTACTGCATTGACAGTAACTGCTGCTGGTGTTGTCGTAGCCGGTGACTTTACAGTTAGCGGTGTTACTACAACAGTTAACTCTAATACCGTTGCAATTGCAGACAACATTTTAACATTGAATAGCGATGCTACAGGCGCTCCAACTCAAAACGCAGGTCTAGAAGTTAAGCGTGGCGATGAAGCAAACGTTCAGTTACGTTGGAACGAAGGTACAGACAAGTGGACATTTACTAACGATGGCGCAGTTTATAACGCAATCGCAGTTAACACTGATGACTTAAGCGAAGGCGCTGCTAACCAGTATTTTACACAAAGCCGTGCTCGTCAAAGCGTAAGCGTTGCAAGTGGTACAGGTTTAAGCTACAACAGTACAACTGGTGTATTAAACTTAAGCGGTATCCCAAACAACAGTTTGGCAAACAACTCCATCAGCGTTAACGGTTCTACTGTTAGCTTAGGTGGTTCTGTAACAATCGGTTCCGATGCAGTTTCAGAAGGTTCTAGCAACCAATACTTCACAAGTGCTCGCGCACGTGGTGCAGTAAGTGCCGGAACAGGTATTAGCTACAACAGCACGACAGGTGCAATTAGTGCAGATACGACAGTATTAGCAACTAAGAGCTATGTCGATACTGCAACAGCTAACGCTACTTTAACAAGTACAGATGATTTGGTAGAAGGTGCAGCAAACCTATACTTTACTACTAGTCGCGCACAAGAAGCTAACACAACAGCAATTGCAACAGCCAAGAGCGAAGCAATCAGTGCTGCTGCAAGCGATGCAACTACTAAAGCTAATGCTGCTCAAGCCGCTGCTATTGCTACAGCATCTGCTGATGCAACTACTAAAGCTAATGCTGCTCAAGCCGCTGCTATCAGTTCTGCTTCAAGCGATGCTGCATCTAAAGTATTAGTCGAAACAAACCGTGCTATTGCTGCTGAAGCTGCTTTAGGCTCGCGTATCGATAACGTATTAGCTAATACTGATGCAGTAGCATTGAACAGTTTAAGCGAATTAGTTACAGCGTTCCAAGCTGCTGACGGTAATTTAACAACATCCATCGGAGCATTATCTACAAGCGCGTCTAGTGCATTAACGCAAGAAATTACAGATCGTCAAAATGCAGTTACTAGCGCAATCAGTGCTGCTGCAAGCGATGCAACTACTAAAGCTAATGCTGCTCAAGCCGCTGCTATTGCTACAGCATCTGCTGATGCAACTACTAAAGCTAATGCTGCTCAAGCCGCTGCTATTGCTACAGCATCTGCTGATGCAACAGCTAAAGTTGCTGCAGAAGCTGCTGCTCGTGCTGCTGCTATTACAGCCGCAGTTGCTGGTAAAGATAACACAGACGAAATCACAGAAGGTTCTACAAACCTATACTACACAGATGCTCGCGTAGCAACTCGTGTTGATAGCGGTTTAACAAACTTCCACAGTGCTTTCCAATCTGTAACTTCTGCACAAGCTACAACTAATGCAACAGGTACAGTTGCGTTTACATTTGCAGATTTAGCTACAGCTAAACACTACAATGTTTATGTAAACCGTATGTTGTTACGTCCTACAGAATTCAGCGTAAGCGGTTCTACAGTAACATTTGTTGCAGGATTGTTGACTACAGATGATGAAATCGAAGTAACTGGTTTAAAGTTCGCGTAATTTAACTGGCTAACGGCAAGGGTTTGACATCCCTTGCCTGTACGTTGGCAACAACGCACTTGGGAAAACATTAGTTTGTCCTCCGTGCCAGTAAACTCAAAGGAGATAAAATGTCTGAAAATAAACGTAAATTAAAAAGCAGTGGTACTACATCTGAAGTATCATTGGACAAAACAAAAGAGTACAAGTACGACAAGTCCGGTGCTCTAGTAGTAGCAACGACAGTCGGCGATAACGATATCGTTTTCTCTGGTAGTAAATCAAGTCTTCGTCGTATTTCTGACTTAGAGCGTAACGTTTCTATTTTAGCTGCTACATTAACAACTACTGACGGTGACGCAACTGACAGCGACGATAATAGCTTCGATGGTATTTTTACATCACCTGCTCGTTTCAAGTCTACTACACGTTTTGACGCCGCAGTTGACGTCCGTGCAGCCGTTGCAATGAACAGCAACAAAATTACAGGTTTAGGTACACCATCTGCTTCTGGCGATGCAGCTAACAAGTCTTACGTAGACTCTAGTATTTCTGCATTAGTTGCAAGTTCTCCATCTACTTTAGATACACTAAACGAACTAGCAACTGCATTAGGAAACGATGCAAACTTTTCTACCACAGTAACGGCAAGTATTGGTACAAAATTACAAAAGTCTAATAACTTAAGTGATTTAACTAACGCTGCTGCTGCACGTTCAAACTTAGGTTTATCCGCAGTAGCATCTAGTGGTTCTTATGCAGATTTATCCGGTAAGCCGACAATTCCTACCGCAGTTAGCTCATTGACAAATGATAGTGCATATGTTACTGCCGCAGGCGCACGCGGTGCAGTAAGTTTCGCAGCAGGTTCTGGTGCTTATAACAGTACAACTGGTGTAATTTCTATTCCTACTAATACTAATCAGTTAGCCAACGGCGCTGGTTTTATTACTGGATATACAGAAACAAGTACATTAGCTCAAGTTACGGCTCGTGGCGCAACAACTACTTCGGCACTAAGCACAGGTGCATTAACAGTTAGCGGTGCAATCACTTCTACTGGTGAAATCACAGCTTACTACTCTGACGTTAACTTGAAGAAAGATATTGTTGAGATCGCAGGCGCTTTAGACAAAGTAGAAGCTATCCGTGGTGTTCACTATCGTCCAAACGAAGCTGCTTTAGGATTAGGTATCGAAGACAAAGCTGAAGTTGGTGTTATTGCTCAAGAAATTGAAGCAGTTTTACCAGAGTTAGTCGTTGCTTCCGCATTCGAAGGTTATAAGACAGTTAAGTATGACAAGCTAACAGCATTGTTAATCGAAGCAGTCAAGGAACTAAGTGCTAAAGTGAAGACACTTGAAGCCCAAGTAGGTAAACAGGCCTAATTAATTTCCAAAATTTAGTTAGAGTTTTAACCGGCTCTAACTAAAAGGATAAATATCAATAACAGGAGATTAAGATATGCCTTTACCATCATCGGGTACTCAATATGTGTTACCAGCAACTGGTTCTGAAATCGTCATGGGTAGAATCAAACAAGCGTACACTAATGTACAAGCAGAAGCAGGCCAAAACATTGGCTTAAGCGGTACGTTAGGTGGCTATGTCGGACAAGCCTCTGGCACTCAAATTACATTGAGTTCTAGATTCGGTGGCAAGACAACACCATATGGCTATTAATTTTTAACTTAGAAATTAGTACATAAATACCTCAAACTAACACTTTGAGGTATTTTTATGGCTACGAAAAAAACAAAACAAGAACTAAAGCATGCAGAACTATTTGCAACATGCCCATATCCAATTAGCAGTGATTTTGAATTAACAAATTTTGAAAACTCGTCTGGCGCAGGATATGCAAGACATATTATTGATATTGTAAATAAAATTAGAAAAATCGAAAGCGATTTGGCAACAGAGACAGGGGATTTTGAAATAAAATCACTTGAAGCTGAATACACTACATTAGTTGCTTACTTAGACACGCAAGAACCTGCAACATTACAACAAGCTGTAGGAAATTGGCAACATACAGAGTCCGAATACTGGATTGAATATTTGGGTAAATTATCCGCAGTTGAATTGTTAACATTCGGTAAACCCACGTTAGAAACTATGACCAAAATGGTCAAGCTACCTGAAGATGATTATATTAAAGCAACGCAGATTTGCGTATCTTTAGCAAATGCAATACAACAAGCAACTGTAGCAGCCGAACAATCACTGGGTGGGGTAGCAGTCCAGCAAGAACCTACACCTGCTCCTAAAAAGAAACTAAACTTAAAAAAAGTTAAATGAAAAATCAAGACGTAAGATTGGCAGTATGTATTCCATGTAGAGATACTATGCACAGTGCATGCTCATTTTCTCTTTATAATTTGGCAAAAGTATTAACTGAATTTGGTATTACGCATACTATGTTCATGAGCCCTGGAACATTGATTGCCAACCAACGACATGAATTAGTCAAGACGGCGAAAGAATGGCAAGCAACACATGTATTGTTTATCGACAGCGATATTGAATTCGAAGCACATCACGTATTAAAACTAATAGAGTTCGAAGAACTTATAGTCGGTGCCGCATATAGTAAACGTGTAGAACCTATTATAACAACAGCGTGGCACACATTATACGACTGGGATAGTTGGGTGCGTGTTGAAGAGCAAACAGATAGTCACATTAAAATACAAGCTATGGGCCTGGGATTTTGTCTTATAGAAACAAAAGTATTTGATCAACTTGATTTGCCGTGGTTCCAATTAGGATTCTATAACGGACAATACACCGGCGAAGATATTGAATTTTTTAGAAAGTGTAACGAAGCAGGAATTCCTATTTGGTTAGACATACAAACTACTTGCGAGCTGGGCCATTTAGGAACTAAATCATTTAAAGTCGTTGACGGTATTGAAGTAAACCTTGCCACTTAACCAGCCAACGATTTAATCTAATAACGTTCACTTGAGCAGAGCTTTGAAAATATGCATCTTCGAGCGAACGTTGTATTTCTAAATCACGTTGCGTTGTTTCTTTGAGTAAATCTAGTGTACAATCTGCTTCGCTTAATAATAGTTGCAACAGCGGGTGCGAAATATTTTCGTTATTAAGTAAATGTTGGATTTGTAAATACCAACGTTCTACATAACAAGTCTCTGGCTTATAAAGCGTATTTAAAAGAGGATTGTTAAGCCTACTGTCCCAGCAGTAGTATAAATCTACAGCTTTTGCTGATTTAAGAGGTTGTTCCTTCTTGGGAAACGGTATTATCTCTGCTGACATTTTTCTTATCGATCCAAGTATAAAAATTCTTAAATTTAGCCTTGAGTCTTGATGAGCTTAACATTTGTTTGGCTTTTGGATGCATTGGGCTCGGTAAGCTATCTATGCTGGTCCACGCATAGCCACTATTTTCCCAATTTAGCTCTGGAACAAATTCTTTATTCACTAGCACAATATACGTGTCGTATATAAAATCCTTGCTACGACTTTGATAACTATGCAGCGGGAGAATTTTTTTAATTTTAGTTAAATTGAGTTCTTCTTTTAATTCTCTCTTAAGAGCATCCACGAGTTGTTCGTCCGCTTCTACACGGCCTCCTGCAAATGCCCAGGTGTCGGGATAACTTTCGTCCGGACTGCGAAGCACTGTCATGACCCTGCCTGTTTCCTCGCTAACTATAATTGCCCCTACACCTTTAAACTGCTTCACAAATAAATTCTCCACCAGCCGTTTTGATAAGTGCCTTCTACTGCACTGATCCATTGACCATTACGCCATTCATATAACAAACTGCTAGTTGTATTTAACACTACGGCATTAGAGTTGCTAGCACTATCAAAGCTAACAATCCAACCACTGCCATTATATTCGACAATATCATTTGCTTTAGCATTTACTATGCCCCAATGAGTACTATTAGGAATATCTTCTATAACTAGATAACGCTGCCCTAATACTGCTACAGGTAAGCCTAATCCAGGTGCAACTTTAGTGGGATTTATTACGGCGGTGATTGCAGCCACTGTAGAGTCCGGTAAGCTATTCGAGTCGATAGTTATGTTTACTATGTTAGGAGTTTCTGGATCTATACTATCCATAGTTGCGATAATATCCTGACTGGCATCGCTTGGATCTAATCCTCTACGTAGTCTAATATTACTAATGCCTAAATTAAGTTGTCCATACGGGGTTAGTATGTTTTCCCATGTTAGTAAATTTCCATCGTCATCGGTAGTGCCCCCACTTTTGTTTAATAGCGTAGCCCTATCGCCTTCGATTCTAACTTGTAGCTTTAAGTTTTCGAACGTGACTAACACCCATTGTTTATGTGGGATAGGATCGCCCGGGACCCATTCTTCTATTTCATTGTCTTTAAGTTTTTTAATTTCGGTTAAGATAGAATGAATAAGAGTTTGTCTTTTGACCTTTGCTGGAGGATTCATTAGCATTGGAATAACAAAGTTAAGAGCAGAAACATCAATAATATCGTCTGTGCCCATTGGCACTTGACGAACGCTCCAAACAGAGTTTACTAATTCAGTATATGTTAAGTTCGACCAATCAAACGGATTGTCATTAAGTTTTAAGTTGATGCTAGGATTAAACAGCACTAGCATTTGTTCTAATATTTGAAATTTTTGATCTGTATTACTAGTCCATACGTCTACTTGAACAGTCAAGTCATATGGGACTGGCATGTATCGTTCGATGGTATAAGTGTTCCCAATCTCGCCGTCGATGTATTCTCCTGCGGTAGGATCAAACTTCTTTTCATACACTCTGACTTTATCCACGTGAGTTGGATTTAGTCTGCGTTCGGCACTGATTTGCATGTCGGTTATATAGCAGCTAATAAACGGAACAGTGTTGATAGAGTTCTCACTTTGATTCTTCATTATGTGAGCAGCCATACGGTTAATGTCGCCGTATCTAACAGGTACTTGGATATAGCTTTCGGTGCCATCTCTGCCTTTGCCGGTTTTAACGCTAAAACCTCCTAGTATTCTCATAAACTGAGTAAGATAGCGTCTTATTTGATCATCGAAAAAATATTGCATGTTTAATAATCCGTTTTTGGTTTAATAACTTGGCTAAGTGCTTGGCGTTCCGGCATTTCCTCGCCACCTATTACAGTAGTTGCGGTATTGTTGATAAACGGTGCAGCGTTTAGTACGCGATCCTTAACGTCAACTGCACCCGATTGCATTTCCATACGTTGCCATCTTGTTCCTCTATATGCAAATAGCGCAGGCGGAGTATAATCTGTGCGCAAGAAAAAATCTCCTTGCGTTGGGTTTAACGGGAAACTTAAACCCTGATTTAATTCTTCACCGTGATCATATTCTGCATTAGCATATGACTGGTATTGTTTGCTAATATCCTGTACAATGTTTCCGCCTTGGTCCATGATAGTAGGAGCCAGTTGTTCGCCACGTTTGACAATAGCGTTGCTGATTTCCAATTCTTTTTGGTAAGTGCTTAGTGCGTCTTTTAACGTATCTACTCCATTGTCCGCAGGTTGGGATAAAATATCTCTATATTCCTGAGCATCTGTCATCGGGCTTGCTTTGATACGCCAAATATGCGGATACCATGTTTGACTAAAACCTTCCGCAGCACGACTAGCATCCTGGATAACATAAAATTTGTTAACTGCGGGCTTGCTAGTGTCTAATAACAAATCATCTCTAACGTGAGGAAGTTCGATAACATCGCCTGCCATAAGTTTGCGTCCCATTCTATCTACCATGTCGTTGGTATGGAAACTGACATAGATAGTATCCGCACTTAAAAACAAACCAAATTGTGTTAAATCAAAGTCCTGGTCGCCTACGTTGTAAACGCCCCTGAGTTCGTAAACATCTGGATCGTAAATCCTATCTCGATTTTCCAATAGCAACAAGTCTTGAATTTTTGTCTCATTTAATTCGCTTTCTGCTGCATAATTTGGTTTGGTAGGATCATTGCTTGCACCCTGATCCGCGGGCTGTAAATATTTGTGGACTAAAACGGCAGTGCCTCCCACCAGGAATTGCTCACGGATGAGCTTGTCCATAAAGTGGAAGTCGTTTGTTCGTTCATTTTTCCAAAGGCTTAATCTTGGCATAGTATAAGTATTTACCTAAATTTTTAATAGACACAAATTGATTTTGGTTATATAATACACTTATTGCAATAAGGAACCGTATGAAAAACACCATTTTTTATTTTGCAAATCTTGCACTACTGCCCTTGGCATGTGTGGTGTTTTTTGCTGTGAACATGTTTAAACTGACACGGCAAGCGATTCGGTGGACAGTAAGCGATATTACAAGTTCGTATCATGCTAACCGTAGGTATTACAACAGAAAGTAAACAGTATGCTAACAGCGGCAAAAATTAAAACTTTAGTAGACATTAGCCCCGAAGTATTAGCTACTATGTTTAAAACTTTAAAAAAGAAAAAAGTTAAGTTTAAAACTGTCAATTTTTTGGGTATTACAAACGGCGGCGATTTTTGTTACCATGTGACATTTTTTGACGACGAACAAGCAGAAAAAGTCTTTGTCAAATACGATCATGTAAACGATAGTATTACAGTTGATTATTGACACAAATTGGCTAATCCTATACAATAGAAGTATTGTAAGTAATAAGGCACGACAAATGGAAACCAAAGTAGAAGGCAGTCGCAGAAACAGAAAGTTTGTAGAGGCACTACTGCCTTCTATGTTGTCGCAACTCAAACTGGACAACTGCACCAGAGCTTTGCTCGTCCGAGTCGAAGACGAGTGCGGGGATAACCAAGGCTTTACGCTGGACCTGACACCCGCAACAGGATCTTATTTGGTTATTATCAAACCAAACCGTAAGCTAAAAGAAATTGGACTAACACTTGCACACGAATTAGTGCATGTTAAACAAATGGCCAAGGGTATTCTCAAAAGCACCAAAACCGGTGCTACGGTTTGGGCAGGTAAACGATACTCTAAAAAAACAAAGTATCTCGACCAGCCATGGGAAATCGAAGCGTTTAGTCGCCAAGAACTAATCCTTCGCCGTGCAATAGAAGAATAACAGACTAACAAACATAAACACTCTTTTTAGGAATATAAAGATGGCAACCAAACGAACAGTTAAAACAAATGACAAACTGGCATGGCGATTTGAAGCACCGGCCAAAGTGGTACACTATCGCGAAGCCGACTCTAAGTATGTCGGTGATGAACCAACTTACCCCGAAGTCGAAATCCAGCGCAAGTGGTCTACTAGTGAATACCAAGTGCAATTGATGCGCACACTTAATTGGTATGCACATACACAAGATAAAAAGAAAAGCGCAGAATGGATGGCTGCCTTTTTGGAACGCAACCCAAAACGAGCAGAGCTAGCCAAGTCTATTCGCCGCGGTGATGCATGGCCCGGCCCTACTGTAGGGTTTGCCCTGCGAGCCGGGCGTGTTGGTCTCGAACTTCGTTTTGGCACACTTCGCCGCTTGGTTAAATTGCTTAAACAAGCCGATGCCGAAAAAACTACTACAGCAACAGTAGAAGAAGTTAAAGACGAAAAGCCAAAGTTTAATATTCAAGAACGTATGGCAGAAAAAACATCCGAGTTCCTGGGCGAGCTCGAAGGTCGATTTGATGACTTTATGAATGAGTTTAAAGGAGATCCTAAGCTAGTAGAGCTTATGACTACAATGAACGTTCCGGCAGTGCAAGTTAAGGCAGTGCAGGAATTTATTAACAAAAAGATTGCAGAGTTTGAAGAAGTTAACTCTACCAAAGACAGTCAAGTGGTCGAAGCATACAAACACTTGGGCAAACGACAAGTCAATGCCATTATCAAATGGTGGCAACAAGCCCTGACGGATGCTAACAGCTACAACGTGGTTAAGAAAGCCGCCAAGGCTCCTCGTAAGAAGAAAGCAGTGACTCCTGAAAAGGTAGTTAGTAAACTCAAGTATATGAAAGAGTTTGCAGAGCTTAAGTTGAAAAGTGTGGACCCGACACAGATTGTCACAGCGACAGAACTTTGGGTTTATAATACAAAGAACCGTAAGTTGGGTCTTTACATTGTGGACCAATATGCAGGAGCGCTGACTGTTAAGAATAGCTCTATTGTAGGATTTGATGCTACTGCAAGTGTACAAAAGACACTTCGCAAGCCAGCAGATCAACTTAAAGATCTTGCAAGCAACGGCAAACCGGCTGCAAAAAAATGGTTTAAGACAGTCAAGGCAACTGAGACTAAACTAAATGGTCGCATTAGCCCTGACATGATCCTTTTGAAAGCATACAAATGAAAAAAATTATTACATTAATATGTGTTTTGGTAAATTGTTATATTGGCAATTCTGTTGCAAATGATTTGCCCTTTGCAGACAACATCTCTAAAGGATACAGGACTCTGGCTAGAGTCGAATATACTAAGTCCCCCAAGGACGAAAAAGTCATAAAGAAAAACATTAACAACGAAACAAAGCCACTATTAGATAGTGTGTTTCAATATACGGGTGCCCGGGCATTGCTTGTGTCGCAAGGCGATGATTTAATATATGAAAAATATTCTTCTTGGGGAGGAAGTCGCAATACTCCTTTAGGATATTCCATGTCGAAGAGCTTAACTGCCTTGGCAGTCGGACATGTTATTTGTGATGGACATATTAAATCAATTAATGACCCGTTGGGGAAATATGTCAAAGACTTAAAAGGAACCACATGGGGTGACGCGAGTATTCGAGACGTGCTCATGATGTCTAGTGGAGCGTTTCAAACTATTCCACAATTTAACGGGCACAAACACTTCGAGGGTAGTAAACGACTTGGCGACACCGTTCACACTGCTAGTATGAACGAAAATTTTATTGATATAATGAAAGAACAAGACGACCGGACTTATGCTCCTGGTTCTCAATTTAATTATTCAAATTTAGATACTATTGCGCTTGGACTCTTGATCCAAAATACAGTAGGCGAATCGTTTGCAAAATACTTTGAACGCACAGTTTGGTATCATGTTGGCGCCGAAGATAATGGAGCTTGGTTTATTACTAATAAAAATCAAGCGTCGACTTATCATGGGTTTAGTGCTCGCCCGCACGACTGGATAAGGATAGGTCAGTATGTGTTGCAAGAACGCAAAAAAGATACATGTTATGGTAATTATATCAAAGAAGCAACATCTGCACAAATTGTTTCTTCCGGATTGGCTCAAAAATACGGATATCAAATCTGGGTAAATTGTGCCCCCGATGTGGATTTTTGTTTTATAGGTTGGGCAGGTCAATATCTATTATTCAACCTAGAAAAGAATTTAGTAGTTTACCAGCACGGAGCTTCTCATAGTTCTAATATATACAGCATGCCTCGCAAGGTCCAAACCTTTATAGATAAAGTAAAGTAATCAAAATCTCCCGCTAAATACATTATCGGGAGATTTTTTATGGGCATACGTGACGACATTATTAAAGACATTGAATTGAGACTAGGCGGCGGCATGGTTGATGTGGAACTAGATTCTGCACACTATGACTTGGCAGTCAATTCTGCACTTAGAAAGTATAGACAGCGAAGCCAGCGAGGGACACAAGAAAAGTTTGTTCCGTTAACTATACACGAAGAACAGCAAGAATACCAATTGCCCATGAATGTTGTATTGGTGCGAGATGTTATTATGCGACAAACCGGAACAGCAGGCACAAGTGGTTCTGGCGTAGATTTCGAACCGTTTAATACATTGTATCTAAATAACATGTTGCTACAAAACAGCAACAGCTTCCAAGGCTTGCTAAACTATGAGTTGTATGCAGACCGCAGAGAATTACTAGCACGAATGTTTGGCGGATACGTGACATTTGACTTTAGACAAAACGACAAAAAGATATTTTTACATCGTAAGTTCAGGGGCGACGATGTTGTATTTGTTTGGTGCTGGGTAGAGCGTGATGACGAAGACTTATTATTAGATCCATACGCAAGCCCTTGGTTGAGAGATTATGCATTTGCCCGTGCAAAGTTTATGTTAGGCGAAGCACGTTCTAAATTTGCCAGCATCGCAGGTCCGCAAGGCGGCACTAGCTTAAACGGTGATGCGCTAAAAGCAGAAGCACAAAGTGATTTGGACAAGTTAGAAGAAGACTTAAAATTGTTTACCGAAGGCGGCACACCTTACGGATTTATTATTGGATAATCAATGAGAGAAATAAGAATAACAAGCGAAACATTTAGGCTACCGGGCGATGATCCAACTATCCCTGATGCATATGTTGATCCAGCGGCATTAGCAGAGGTTAAAAAGTTAGCGGGCATTTACGATTTTAGAAACAATCAACCATGCACTGCTACACAAGAAGTAGCACAAGAAAAACAACCAAACTTGGGTGCTTACCAACGCGATAATGATATTAAACCCGGAACAGAAGAATGGTTTAGGCTTTGGTTCAGCCGTAAAAATCTAACTGGTGAAACTCCTTACGATAAAGACTGAAAAAGTCTTTACAAATGATTAGTATTGCAGTATACTAGCAGTATGAAAATTTATTTGGATATGGACGATGTTGTAGCCGACTGGCTAACACAAGCCTACGTTATTTTAGGCAAACGCTGGGAAATGGGAGAACGAATCCCACAAAACGAATGGAATCTTCTCAAAGAAGACATGCGATTTTACCGCACTCTCCCATTAAAGCCTGGTGCTACTGAATTGGTAGCACATTGCAAAAATTTAGTCGATCAAGGCAAAGCAGAAGGCTTATTCTTCCTAACAGCTATTCCGCATGATTATTCTGTACCATATGCAGTACAAGATAAAGTATGGTGGGCAAATGATCACTTTCCCGGTATCCCTGTATTCATTGGACCATTTAGTCATGACAAGTGGCGCCGATGCAAACCGGGCGACATTTTGATTGATGACAGGATTAGTAACTGCGAAGAATGGCGCAGAGAAGGCGGACTAAGCCATATCTATAAAAACTGGCCGGATTGCAAAACATGGCTGGAGGCTACAGTAAAATGATTATTGGAATTTGCGGTTTTATCGGCAGCGGCAAGGACACTGTAGCTGATTACTTGGTTAACATTCATGGCTTTAGACGAGAAAGTTTTGCCAACACACTCAAGGATGCAGTGGCCGCAGTCTTTGGTTGGGACAGAGTATTGCTAGAAGGTCGTACTAAAGAAGCTCGCGAATGGCGCGAGCAAGTAGATACATGGTGGGCATCTAGGCTAAACATCCCGCACTTAACTCCTCGTTGGGTATTACAACAATGGGGCACGGAAGTTTGTCGCAAAGGCTTTCACGATGACATTTGGATTGCTAGCGTAGAAAACAAATTAAGAAAAACTAAAGATAACATTGTTATTAGTGATTGTCGCTTTCCTAATGAAATTTCCAGTATCAAACAAGCACTAGGTCAGGTTATTTGGGTACAACGCGGCGAATTGCCAAGCTGGCATATCATGGCAGGCAAAGCTAACAATGGCGATATTGTAGCTGCACAAAAACTTAAACAACTCGGTATACATGCAAGCGAAACCTCTTGGGTTGGTACAAACTTCGATGGCATATTAAATAACAACGCAAGTTTAGACGATTTATATACGCAAGTTGAGCGTTTAGTGGTGCAACCAAAACCATAAAAATCAACAATCCGGCTAAATAGCCATCATTTCTCCAAAAAGTTATAAATAAGTATAACTCATAAGGAGACCAAAGATGGCTACATTAGTATCCCCAGGCGTAGCAGTAAGTGTTACGGACGAAAGCCAATATGGCGGTGCAGGACAAGGCACAGTCCCGTTAATCATTTTAGCTACTCAAACAAACAAAACAAATTTAAGCGGATCCGGCTATGCTCAAGGAACTATCCCTGCAAACGCCGGTAAACCTGTCTTATTAACAAGCCAACGAGAGCTTGTTGAATTATTCGGACAACCTCAATTCAGCGTTATTGATGGTACACCTATTCACGGTGCAGAAACTAACGAATACGGCTTGCTAGCAGCTTATAGCTTTTTAGGCATTGCCAACCGTGCTTACGTTTTACGTGCCGATATTGACTTAGCTCAATTGGATCCATCATTACTAGAACCCGCAGGCGCTCCTGTAAATGGTACATACTGGTTAGACTTATCTAGCACAAACTGGGGCGTATTTGAATCTACATCTACTGGTACTGCTAGTTGGGTCGCTAAATCAGTAACAGTAATCGAAGACAGTGCAGATACAGTTGGCGGCACAGGCTTGTTACCTTTGAACACAAACGGTTCTGATGGCGACTATGCATTAGTTGCTACGAGTGCAGTTTCTAGCTATCAACTATACAAAAAGATCGGCGGATCTTGGACATTAGTTTCTGATGCAGCATTAGGTAAGAGTGTTTTTGCAGCACCTCACTATTCTATCCCTAGCGCAAGCGCTATTGGCGATGTTTGGATTAAAACTACAACTCCTAACAGCGGCTTAAAAGTTATTGTTAAGAAATATGTAGCAGCAAATGTCCCTGCAAGTAGCCCTTGGGTTGCACAAAACGTAAGCGTTTATGAATCCGATGTTGCAGCAACTGCTGGTTTTGGTAGTGCATTAAGCGCTGGTAAAGTGTACGCAAAAGTTGCAAACACTGTAGCAAACTTAGAATTACGTTATTACAATGGCACTAGCTGGTCTGCACTAGGCGAAGTAGCCGGCACACAAAGCCCAACAGGCGCAACAGCCGATGGTACATTATGGTACAGCAGCGCATTATACGCAGACTTGTATGTAAAAGCCAATGGACAATGGGAACCTATTAGCGGTTCTGTTACAATTGATTCTACAGCCCCATCTAGCCCGTCGGCTGGTGATGTTTGGGTTGACAGTAGCGATTTAGAAAACTATCCTTTCGTACATCAATATGATGGCACATCTTGGGTAGAGCGCGACACTACAGACCAAACAACTCCAAACGGTGTTGTATTTGCAGACTTAACAACTATTGCAGCAGACACAAGCAACGGTACAGGCGGCGCAACTCCAGTCGACAGCGAAGCTCCTGATGCTTTATTATATCCAGACGGTATGTTCCTATGGAACAGTATTGTTTCTACAGGTAACGTTAAACAATACAGTTCTGCAACAGGCGTATGGAGTACATTCAGCGGTAACCAAGCTAACGGTCGTCCTTTTACTTTACGTAAAGCACAACGTCAAGCAGTAGTTCGTGCTATGCAAACTGTAGTAAATGAAAATACACAAATCCGTGAAGAAATGACATTCTTTACACTAATCGCAGCACCAGCGTACCCAGAGTTATTAGACGAGATGGTTGCACTAAACACAGACCGTAAAGAAACAGCGTTTATTGTTGTTGACACTCCGTTCCGTTTAGCCCCTCAAGGTCAAACATTGTTAGACTGGATGAGCGGTAACAATGCAACGGTAAACGGCGAAGCTGGTTTGATTACTAGCACTAATACAGCCGCAGCATATTATCCAAGCGGTATTACAAGCGACTTAGCTGGTAACGACGTAGTTGTTCCTGCAAGTCACATTGTATTACGTACTATGGCATACAATGACCAAGTTGCTTATCCTTGGTTCGCACCAGCAGGTTTAACTCGTGGTGTTGTTACTAACGCAACAAACGTTGGTTACATTAACGGCGAAGGCGAATTTGTTCCAGTAGCGCTAACTAATGGTCAGCGTGATACATTATACGGAGATGGCAGCAGAGTTGGTATTAACCCAATCGCTCGTTTCCCAGGACAAGGCTTATTTGTATTCGGTCAACGAACACTACAAAGCCATGCAAGTGCATTAGACAGAGTAAACGTAAGCCGTTTAGTTGCTTACTTACGTGAGCGTTTTGATCCGTTGGCTCGCCCGTTCATATTCGAACCTAACGACCAAATCACTCGTGCTAATGCTAAACAAGTTTTCGATGGCTTCTTAGGTGACTTATTATCTAAGCGAGCTATCTATGACTTTATCGTTGTTTGCGATGACACAAACAATACCCCTGCCAGAATTGACAGAAACGAACTATGGATCGACGTTGCTATTGAGCCAGTGAAAGCTGCTGAATTTATCTACATTCCAATTCGTGTTGTTAACACAGGCGAGTTATCAGCCTGATAAATAAATAGCCGAAGGAGAATAAGACATGGCAGATTTAACACAATTTGGAGTTCCGACAACAGGCACCAACGCTATGGTAATGCCTAAGCTCCAATATAGATTCAGAGTTAACATGTATAACTTTGGTCTAAACAGCGGTAGCACCGTTGATTTTACGCAAAACGTAGTAAGCGTAACTCGTCCGAGTGTAACACACGACGAAGTTACGTTAGATGCGTATAACAGCCGCGCTTACATTGCAGGCAAGCACACATGGGAACCAGTTACAATTACTTTACGTGATGACATGAACAATGCAGTTAATAGACACGTTGCAAGTCAATTACAAAAGCAATTGAATCACGGTCGCCAAAGTGCCCCGGCAGCAGCCGCAGACTATAAGTTTGGTTTAGTAATCGAGCAGTTAGATGGTTCGCAACCGGGTGTTGTTTTAGAAACTTGGAGTTTAAATGGATGCTTTATCCAAAACGTAAACTACGGTGAAAACAACTATGCAACTAGTGATGTAATGCAAATTACATTACAGATCCGTTATGACAATGCCGATATACACAGCGAAGCTGTAATGTCTGCTACTGAATCTGGCGCTTTAACAAGCGGCTTATTAGGTAACAGTGCAATAGGCAACGCAGTCTAAGGGATAATACATGGCGGCATTAACTGACGCTATGAAGTGGTATAGTTTAGGCGCGCAAAAATCTGCGCGTCTAAAGTACCATTTTAAAGTAGAGTTCTTTAGTAGTGGATATACTGAAAAGTTAGGAGGGGCAAACGCCCCTGCCCGTTTGATATTTGATTCGATTAGAACAATCGAACTACCTAAATATACAATCGAAACAGAAGTAGCCAATTCGTATAACGTTAGACAATTGGTTCCTACTAAAATTATTTTTGAACCGATTAGTATTGCTTTTAACGATACATTAGACAACAGATTCCAAAATTTTATTAAAGCCTACATGGGTATTATTAGCAATAGCTTTTCTAAACTTGATAAAAGTGTAAGAACAGGTTTTGATGATTTTGGTCTTAAATTATTAGATACAAATAAAGATTGCCCGATTGATAGAATCGAAATTACTAGATTCTATGGTGCCAATCAAGATGCAACAAGTTTAAAGAATACAAGCAAAGTAACATTATGGCGTCCTAAAATAGTAGACGTACAGCACGATACATTAGATTACAGTGCAAGCGAAGCGGTTACTTGGCAATTAAGTCTTCGTTATGAAAGTGTGACGTATGACGGAGATAAATCATCTGCTCCTGGAGAATTGCGCACACAAAAAGAAATAGATTATTCCAAGAGTCTGGGAGATTTTTCGGGATGACAATAGAAACAATTAAATTTGATTTAGTTTATGGCCAGTTGTTAAAAATTGGTATTAATATAGACACAGCTAAAGTCATGGCTAAGACATTGTTAGATATTAGCCATACTATTGGCGTAAACGTTGATGATTTATTAAAACAAATAGACCAAAACGGTATGCGTTTTGAAAATGATGTTTATAAGCAATTAAATTTAGCAAGAACAAACAGCAGCCAATTAGGATATTTAGACGCAAGTAACATACCTCCTGCTATTACACGACAGGTAGTATAATGGCCAGCAACTATACACAAGGTTATTTTACTCCGCTACATCCAGAGAAGTATATCGGTAGCAACTCGCCCAAGTATCGTAGCAGTTGGGAATTAACAGTTATGCGATTTTGCGATACTCATCCCGCTATCGTTGGCTGGGCAAGCGAATCATTAAGAATACCTTATAGAAATCCATTTACAGGTAAAGAATCGACATATTACCCGGATTTTTTAATTTCTTATCAAGATAAAAGCGGAAACAAGATTAGCGAAATTATCGAAGTAAAGCCTCGTAATCAAGCCTTATTAGAATTAGCCAGAAGCCAGCAAGAAAAAGCAGCGGTAGTTTTGAATATGGCAAAATGGGAAGCATGCCGTGCATGGTGCCAACGTCATGGGTTAAAATTTAGAATATTAACCGAAGAAGATATATACAATAATTGGCAACCGAGAAATAAACCAAAACAAAAGCGAGCAAGAAAATGACAAAAAGACTAGAAGATTTTTTTAACGTAGAGCCAACCGAGCCCGATCGTAGCGAAAGCACGAACGAGGACCAAAAACCGCTAGTTGCAACAGAGTTAGTGCCAATGCCAGATTCGCTCACGCTCATTAAAGACCAATTAAGCGTAGCTAGTAAAATTGATGAAGCACTACCTCAAGTTAAAGGCTTGGATACAGAAGACCGTGCATTAGATGATTATGCTGACCAAGCAATGGAACATTTTGCCAGATTGATGGATCTAGGGTTTAACGTAGATGACAGAAACGCAGGCAAGATATTTGAAGTTGCTAGCACTATGATGGGCAACGCTATTACTGCCAAAACAACTAAGTTAGATAAAAAGTTAAAGATGATTGAGCTACAGCTAAAGTTAGCTAAATTACAAAAAGATTTGGGCAAAGATGAACCAAGTGACGAAAATAAGCCAGGCGAATTGAGCACAGACCGCAATGCGATTCTTAACCTCATAAACCAAAACTTAAAGAAGCAAGATAAATAATGTATCGGAGAACAGAATGAAAACTCTATTTGAATACATAGAAACACTACAACAAAAGCACGATGTCCGCATTAAGCTAGCATGCGAATGCAGCGACGACATGAGCGATAAAATCGAAAAGCACTTAGAAAAGTATGATGCTGAAAAGGTTAGCCGCCCTAGCAAGACTATTTTAATGCGCCGTCCAATGGATTTCCCAAATTTAGACATGGCGGAAATTTATATTATCGACTTTACTGCACTACTACCAGTTAGCCCTGAAATGCTAAAACAAGAACTAGCCAGCTTACTAAACATAAGCGAAGGCGAAATTGTTGTTCGTATGGCAAACGAGCCCCGCGAACTAGAAGCAGAGCACGACGAAGAGGGCGACAAATTCTTAAAAGAACCTAAAGAAGCCAAGGCTTTATTGGGCACAGAATACAGCAAAGAAGAACTAGCTAAAGAAAAAGCAGATGAATTATTCGGCGACAAATACAATAGCAAGTTCTTAAAAGAATTGAAAAAACTTAGCGACGACCGCAAGAAAGAATTAAAAACACCTAAGATTGTCAAGGATCCGGATGTTCCTGCATCGACTCCAGAAATAGGTGATAGCACAGCGACTAATAAAAAGAGTCCTGTATCAACAAGGAAATAATCATGGATTTAGTAAAATTACTATCTAAACTACAGGCTATCGGCGGCATGCCAGGTGCAATGACCGAAGAAAAGAAACCAGACGCCGACAAAGACGGAGTGCCTGATTGGGCCGATAAAGCTGACGGTAAAGATGATAGCGAAGATAAAAAAGAAAAAGCCAATGAAGATATCTTTAATGTATTAAAAGGCTTAAAAGCTATCCAAGAAGCTAGTTTAGAAGAAGATGATGTCGAAGAAGGCAACGAATTCTCTGGAGCATTGACTGCGGCTAAAGCTGCTGGAAAAGAAGAATTTGAAGTCGGCGGCAAAAAATATAAAGTAAATGAATGCGGCGAAATGGAAATGAGTCCTTTTACTGCTCCTGATGCTGGAATCGAAATGCAACCAATGTCTGCTATCCAAGCAGAATTGCCAGACGACGAGCACGGCGAAGAAATGTCTCCGGAAGTCGAAGAAGAGAAGCCGAGTTATACATTAAGCATCCAAAACGGCGATAGCAATTTAAATATGACAACTGACATTCCTGATGAAATCATTCACATTATGAAACTTGCAGGAGTACAAGGTAAAGCAGAAGTTAAAAAATCTGCACCTAGTCCAGAAGGCGAAGAAGCCGGTGAAGAAAAAGAAGTAGACGAAGCATGGGGTAATACTCCTGCCGCAACTAATGAAAAAGAACCTAAGGCTTATGGCGATATTCGTGACTGGGCGTTAAAAGGTACAGGCAAAGGCAAGCCAGGATACGGCGACCGTCGTGCTCCGGGTCAGGGTGACAATCCTATGAACGAAAGCACAATGTTTGCAGAGTATAAAAAATTTAAAGCAGGCAAATGAGCGGCACCCCGGTTTTAATTAAACAGCCTTACAAAAAAGAAACGTACACGGACAAGCAGATAGCGGAAATTGTAAAAGCCGCTACTGACCCCGTGTACTTTATCAGCGAGTACATGTGGATCCAGCATCCAACTAAAGGCCGCGTTAGATTTGAGCTTTATGATTACCAAGTTGATTTAATAGGTTGTTATCATAACAATCGTTATAGTATTAACATGCTGGGCCGCCAGATGGGCAAGTCAACTTGTGCCGCCGGCTATTTGCTATGGTACGCTATGTTCGTACCTGACAGCACAATTTTAATTGCCGCGCACAAATACACTGGTTCTCAAGAAATTATGCAACGTGTTCGTTTCATGTACGAGAACTTACCTGAATGGATTAAAGCAGGTGCTACTAGTTATAACAAAGGTAGCATTGATTTTGACAACGGCTCACGTATTGTTAGTGCAACGACAACAGAAAATACTGGTCGTGGTATGTCTATTACACTGGTTTATTTAGACGAGTTTGCGTTCGTTCCGCCTCGTATTGCTAAAGAGTTTTGGACAGCATTGAGCCCTACATTAGCAACGGGTGGTAAGTGTATTATTACAAGCACACCTAACCAAGACAACGACCAATTTGCACAAATTTGGAATGAAGCTAACAAAAAGACTGACTCGTATGGTAACATAACAAAAGTCGGTAAAAATGGTTTTGCCAGCATTATGTATATTTGGAACGATCATCCGGATAGAGATGCAGAATGGGGCGAAACTGAACGTAGTAAAATTGGCGAAGAACGATTTTTACGAGAACACGAATGCGTGTTTATTACAGCAGACGAAACATTAGTTAGCAGTATGGTGCTGACAAATATTGTGGGCGAAGATCCTATAAACAAAATAGGACAATTAAGAATATACTCGCCTATAGAAAAAGATCACACCTATGTAGTTGCATGGGACCCGAGTTTGGGAACCGGCAGTGACCCCGCAGCTATCGAGATTTTTAGACTACCAGATTTGGTACAAGTTGCAGAATGGCAACATAACAAAACAGACGTTCGCGGACAGCTTAGAACATTAGTAAGTATATTAGAATACATTAGAGATGCTGGAATCGAAAACGATAACTTATACTGGAGTGTAGAAAACAATACGCTAGGCGAAGCGGCACTAGTAGCAGTAACTGAATACGGTGAAGAACGTATCCCTGGATACTTTTTAAGTGAGCCCGGAGCAAAACGTCGTGGCTTTAACACTACGAATAAAAGTAAATTAGCAGCATGCACTAAGTTAAAGTATTATATCGAATCTGGTAAAATGCAACCAAAAAGTAAAAACTTCATACAAGAGCTAAAAACTTTCGTTGCCCATGGTGCTAGTTTTGCAGCCAAAGAAGGTGAAACAGACGATTTGGTTATGGCAAGTTTATTGGTAGTTAGGCTAGTAGAGCATTTGATGAAGTACGACGAAAAGACTTATGCCAGATTAGTAGAGCGGGACAGTAATGACTTCCTGGCTCCGATGCCTATTGGCATTTTATAATGAAATGGCTAAATACATACATGGCAGTTAATTTTGATACAGTAGCAGATAGAGTATTTGACCAGCTTAAAGGCTTTGGTCATAGCATTACTATTTTTGACGAAAACGGTAAACAAACAGTAAACGCAGAATCGGGCCGTTATTTTTACAGCACCGACCAAAAGTTTACAGTAGAGATCAACGAAGACGAAAACGTGATCAAGATCAAGTATGGCGAAAATACAGATCCAGAACGTATGCAAAAACTGCAAAGTACCATTCGCAATGGTATCGCAAAGAAATATTTAATGGGAGTTGATCTTAGACCTTATACAGGTAAAGACATCGAACTAAAGGACGTGGATAATATGGTAAAAGTTCAAGAAAGTTTAGGACCCGTTGCTGGTTCTGTAAAAACAAGTTATCAGCAAACAGAAGGTGCTAGATTAATTATTAGACATAGTAAACCGGTGAATGAAGAAATTCGTGGCAGCAGAAGCCGAAACATTCATTCTTTGTTTATTGAAAATGCACAAGGAGAACGTTTCCGTTATCCGCATACTCATTTGGCAGCTGCCCGCACTATGACACAGCACGTAGCAGAAGGCGGTACACCGTACGATGAAATCGGGCAAAAAATTATTGGCTTAAGTGAAGAACGCGGTCAGTTATTACAAGTTGCTCGTTATATTAAATCGAACGGATTACATGAACAAGCCAATGATGTACAATACGCAGTTGGACAACGTTTAAGCGAAATTAAAGGCTTGTTAGCAGGTCGTTATAATTCCGAACGTTTAATGGGCGATGTACACGAAGCAGACGAATCCAATTTAGAAGCACTGCAAGAAAAATTAACCAAAAATACATTCGACGAAAGCATTAGTGCTATGCTACCAAAGCTAAATGGTTATGTAAAACAATACCAAATGCAAATGGAAGCAACTAAAGAATTCAATACTTTAAAGTTGCAAGTAGAAGAATCTATGGATATTGCAGTTAGTTCTATTCCTGATTTGGAATACACTAGCATGATGGTATATGAAAGCCCAACAGTCAATACGACTGAACTAATCAACATGGTTCTGCCAGTATTAGAAGATCAAGCACTAAAAGCATCGCTAACCAAAGTAAGTAAGCACGTTGCAGAAGGTCGTTTAGATCCAATGGCAGTAGAAAACTTAACTCGTAGCATTATTGGTAAGTGCAGCAAGCAAGTAGAAGAAAGCAACAGCCGTTTTGAAGTTGGTGCTATGTTTGAAAGCGCTTTACGTAAATATACCGTTGAGCAAATATTGAAATAAGAATATAAATATTTTCAAGAGCAGTTTAGCCAAAAGGACAAATTGCTCTTGATTTAGCAAGCATTAGTTTGCTATAATTGTTCATAAGACGAGAGTGTCTTATGATCCAGGCATAAAATAGGTTTACCCCTGGCTTAAACTAAGGAAATAAAAACATGGCAACATTAGCAGAAATCCGTGCTCGACTATTAGAGCAAGAAAACCGTACAAGCGGCAACAAACAAGGCGGCGGAGGCGATACCGCAATCTTCCCGTTTTGGAACATCCCAGAAAACTCAACAGCAGTACTTCGCTTCTTACCAGATGGCGACGAGTCAAACACTTTCCCGTGGAAAGAACGTCAAATGATTAACTTGGAATTCCCAGGTGTCAAAGGCGGAGATGAAGGCAAGCGAGTTACTGTAAAGGTTCCTTGTATGGAAATGTGGAAAGAAACTTGCCCTATTCACGCAGAGATCCGCCCATGGTTCAAAGATAAATCTTTGGAAGACTTGGGTCGCAAGTATTGGAAAAAGAAAAGCTACATCTTCCAAGGCTTTGTTATTAGCAGCACTTTGGCAGAAGAAAATCTTCCAGAAAACATTATCCGTCGGTTTATTGTCAACCCAAGTATCTTTAACATTGTTAAAGGCGCGTTGATGGACCCGGATATGGAAAGTCTATTTACAGACTACGAAAACGGTACAGACTTCCGTTTGACAAAAACAACTAAAGGTCAATACGCAGACTACAGCACTAGTAGCTTTGCTCGTAAGGAGCGTGGTTTAAATGAAGTCGAGTTGCAAGCAATCGCTACACATGGCTTGTATAACTTGAACGACTTTATGCCTAAGAAGCCAACTAAAGAAGAAGTTGACATGATCTATGACATGTTCAAAGCAAGCGTAGACGGCGAGTTGTATGACCCTCAACGTTGGGGAGCTCACTTTAAGCCAGCCGGTGTAAACCTTGGCAACCTTGCTCCGGCAAGCGGCAGCGATGAAGAAGCACCTGCTCGCCCAGCGCCAGCAGCTACAAAGCCAGCAGTTGTTGCAAAGCCAACCGTAGTGGCAGATGACAGTGACGATGAACCTCCGTTTGATACCGATGGCGCTGCGCCAGAAGGTAAGAAGAATGTCAACGACATTCTTGCAATGATTCGCAACCGCCAACAAAAGTAAGGACAAGGGCGCAAGCCCTTGTTTAAACCATGACACTACCAGACGAACGATATCGTAGTCTTGTGCAGACAAAAAAGTTTCTCATGGAATTATTAAGTCCGCACATGACTCCAAGAGTACCTAAACTAATACGTCATCGTGCATCTAGTTTGTTGCGTCATTGGCCGGATGATTATCATTTGGAATTAATGACGCAGCACATGCCCGATCACTTTGCAAAACAAATAGAACCATTGACACGAATGATAATGGTATACGATCAAGAACAAAAGGAAGAACCATGACAAAACCCTTCGACGTTTCCAAATTTAGAAAAAGCATTACAAAAAGCATCGACGGCTTAAGTATCGGCTTTAACGATCCTACAGATTGGATCAGCACTGGCAACTATACACTAAACTATCTCATCAGCGGCGACTTTTTTAAAGGCGTTCCTATGGGCAAGGTAACTGTATTTGCCGGTGAATCGGGTGCAGGTAAAAGTTATATCTGCTCAGGAAACCTAATCCGCCATGCGCAAGAGCAAGGCATTTATGTAGTATTAGTAGACAGTGAAAACGCATTAGATGAAGCATGGTTGCATGCACTAGGCGTTGATACAGACGAAAGCAAGTTGTTAAAACTTAACATGGCTATGATCGATGATGTAGCCAAAACTATCACGCAGTTTGTAACAGATTACAAAGCAACTCCAGAAGACGAACGTCCAAAAGTGTTGTTTGTCATTGACTCTTTGGGTATGTTGTTAACTCCTACAGACGTTAATCAGTTTGAAGCAGGTGACTTGAAAGGTGACATGGGTCGTAAGCCAAAGGCATTGACAGCATTGGTTCGTAACTGTGTAAACATGTTTGGTAATCTAAACATTGGTCTGGTTGCAACTAACCATACATACGCAAGCCAAGACATGTTTGATCCAGATGACAAGATTTCCGGCGGCCAAGGCTTTATCTATGCAAGTTCCATTGTTGTAGCTATGCGTAAGTTAAAGTTGAAATTAGACGAAGACGGTAATAAAACTACGACAGTTAACGGTATCCGTGCCAGTTGTAAGATTATGAAAACTCGTTATGCTAAACCGTTTGAATCAGTGCATGTACAAATTCCATATTCGACAGGTATGAGTCCATACTCCGGATTGTTTGACATGTTAGAAGAACGTGCATTACTCAAGCGAGAAGGCAACAGTTATCTTTATACAACTAAAGAAGGTGAAATTTTTAAAGCTATGCGTAAAGGCTGGACTAACGAATTGTTAGATAAAGTTATGGCAGACATTATGCTTAGAGATTTGACAGCGGGTGTAAATACAGCAGAAGTTGATAAGGAGGAGCCAGCAGATGCTGCATGATGAAGAAGTTAATTTGATTGTTGACGTATGGACAAGTGTTAAGACATACATTGACAAAAAAGAGCGTTATGACGCCGCAAGCGCATTTTTGCGTAGCTTGGAAAATCACTATGACATGGATAGTGTAAGCGGCGAATTGCGCGGAAACGACAGTGTGCTAGATACAGTAATTAAAGACATTTATGGTGATGACGACTTGGAAAAAGACGACGACTATGAAGACGATAATTACGACTCAGATTACGACGACGAATGAGTAATTGGTATAGAAAGGTATCGGACGATGCTAGTACATTGCCCGATGCCATAACCTACTTTGAATCTGAATTAGCCGGTGCTAGGATGGAAACTAGCCTTAAGGGTAATTTAGAAACAAACTCCAGGCTCATGCCGGGTATTGTCGAGCATAGGTTTAACCAATTACAGGAAGTTGAAGCCATCTTAGAATGGCTCAACATCCAACTTAGAAAAAAGCGTAGCGAAGTGTTTAAGAAGTTTATTGAAAACTACAACAGGGCATTAAGCAGTCGTGACGCCGAAAAATATGTAGACGGTGACGCAGAAGTTTATCAATGGCAATTATTGATAAACGAGTTTGCTATGGTGCGTAATAAGTATTTGGGTTTAATGAAAGCAATTGACGTCAAGCAATGGCAAATAACCAATATTACTAAACTCCGTGTTGCGGGTATGGATGACACTACTTTGGGTTAATTGACACAAATTGGTTTTGGTTATATAATACAAGAACAGTAAATAATGTGCTTACTGAATAACAGACAGAGAAAGGAATTCATATGTCTAAATCAATTCTCCTTAGTGAAATTATTAACTATCTCCAGCGCCAAAAAAGCATGGGAAAAAAGATCGTTTATCGTACTATTGTTTACGCGGTTATGGAAGACCGGGTGGGTGCTAATGCAATTGGCACTGGTATTGCAATGACACGTAACGTAATGGATCTTGCCGCAAAAGCTACCGGCGGAACTTACATTAGCGATGCAGGCCGAGCTCGAATAGTGTATAATTGACACAAATTGGTTTTGGCCTTATAATACATACATAGCGTAACAAAACAGGAGTTAGTAATGATTAAGCGTTTTAAACAGTCGCAGAAATTTCGTGTTATTTCTGGCAATACTTGTTTTTATGCTACTGCTAAACAAATTCGCAATGGCATCGGCGATATGTCCGCGTTTAATTCTTCGTTGCAAAAATGTCTTGATGCACTAGAATTCCAGCGTTCCGGTGCAGATATTCTTGCATGCTCTACTGGACTTGCTGGAAATTGGACTGGGATTGTTGTGCAGTTGGACATGGCTTAATTTGACACAAATTATAGCAGACGCTATAATACAAGAATAGTAAGCAATGACGCTTACTTCCGGTGTAGGGCGGTAACCCTTCTTAAAGTCTAGAAAGGACGTAAAATGAGTATTAGTGTTAAACAGAAAAAAGACGGCATTCGTGCCCGCATTGCCGCACATATGGCGGTTAATCTTACTTTGCTTAAAGAAGAAGCAGATAAGTGGGATACAGAAATGTACGGAGATGTCGTAATCAACGGCAATACTAACAATGCCGTAAAAACGCATGTTTCGGAAATCTTCGAAGAATTCGAAATGTCCGGCGAATATATGCGAACCAGAATCCCCAGTCGTAAAGGAAATGGTCATAAACAACTCTTGCTAGTCAAGAAGTCAGCTAATTGACACAAATTAGCCTTAGTGCTATAATACATTTTTAGTTAACAAAACAGGAGTTTTACATGGCTAATGTAACCGTTTTTGAAGGCGAGTATCGCGGCACTAAGGTTAAAAACGAAACCTTCCGTCTAGTTGCAGACGTTAAGTCGGGCGCCAAAGGCATGTTTGTCACAGTACAAGACAACGGAATTTTGGGCTACAAAGGTAAGTCTGTCCGCGTTAAGATTAAATCCATGGAAGATATTACAGTGAGTGGGCAGTCCATTGCAGACATGTCGGACAGCGAGCGTAAGGTTGCAAACGACTCTAATGTATTGAGCATTGTCAAACCTGCAGAGCCCGAAGTGTACACAGAAACAGACGAGCAAGCGATTGAGCGTATTCGCGAACGTTTTGACATTCTCGAGGAAATGACAGAAGGCACTACAACGGGCGCAGTTCGTGCTATGATTGTTTCCGGTCCTCCTGGCGTTGGCAAATCTTTTGGTGTTGAGAAGAAGCTGGAAGAAGCCGCTTTGTTTGACAAAATGGCACAACGCCGTAGCCGTTTTGAAGTCGTTAAAGGTGCCATGTCGGCATTGGGTTTGTATGCCAAACTTTACAAATACAGCGACGAGAATAACGTGCTGGTGTTTGATGACTGCGACAGCATCTTGCTCGACGACTTGTCGCTCAACATTTTGAAAGCGGCCTTGGATAGTTCTAAAAAGCGTACTATCTCTTGGAACACCGACAGCCGTATGCTTAGCCAAGAAGGCATTCCTGATCGTTTTGACTTTAAAGGTTCTGTGATTTTTATCACCAACATTAAGTTCGAGCACGTTCGTTCTAAGAAGCTTAAAGATCACCTGGACGCATTGGAGTCGCGCTGTCACTATCTGGACTTGACAATGGACACTCAACGTGACAAGTTTCTCCGCATTAAACAGATTGTGCGTGATGGCATGTTGGACAGTTATGATTTTGAAGACACTGCCGCCCAGGAGATTGTAGACTTTATGTGGGAACAGCGTAGTCGCTTGCGTGAGCTGAGCCTGCGTACTGTTCTTAAAATTGCAGACTTGCGCAAAATGAGCGCAGGCAATTGGAAACGCCTTGCAGAAACAACTATCCTCAAGCGAGCAGAAGCCTAATTGGCTTTAATTGGTATATACTAAACAAAAGGATTTATTATGAATTATAAACTTTCCGCAGTAGCCGTTGCCGTAGCAGTATTTTCCGGTAGTGTGCAAGCACAGTATTTTGGCAATCGCGAAACTCAGGCACAGCAACAATACCTAAATGCTATCGGTGCCCCGCAGGCCTGGGCACGTGGCATTACAGGTAAAGGTGTTACGATTGCAATCATTGATAACGGCTTTGATCCAACACACTCTGATATTGAAAAGAACGTGATTGGTACTGTTAACCTTTCTGCACTTAGAACAGTGCCGGGTTTGCACGGAACACAAATGGCGTCGATTGCAGCTGGTCGGTTGGACAAGTATGGCACAGTTGGCGTGGCACCAGAAGCTAGTTTGTTGCTAGCTCAAGTGACTAGTAGCATTAGCAGTGCTAATGGCACCGCAGGTGCAGGCATCAATATGGATGTTGTTCTCAAAAGCATGACATGGGCAGAAGCCAACGGCGCAAGTGTTATTAACTTGAGCTTGGGTTCTAACTACGATTCGACATTTAAAGCAAAGACGGTTGAACTCACACCTGGTTCGGGTGTATACCGTGCTTATTCTGCTTATGGTAATACCAAAACAGGTACGCTGGCCGCATTGTACGGCACTACTTACCAATCGGTAACTAACTTTGTCAATACAACCAAAAAGTCGGTTATCGTAGCTGCCGCAGGCAACTCGGCTAGTGCATATGCTCAATTCCCTGGCGCATTTGCAACTCAAACAGACGCCGCCGGCAATTTGCTACTTGGTGGTCGTGTGCTGATTGTAGGTAATGCCGCATCCGACGGTAAAGGCGGATGGACGATGAACGCACAAAGTAGCCGAGCAGGCAGTTTGTGTTCTAATATTGTAGGCAATACTTGCCAAGACAAATACTATGTAAAAGACTTTTATGTAGTTGCACCTGGTACAGGTATTTGGGGAGCAGTCCCGGACGCCGCACGTAATGCACGAGGTATCGCAGAAGGCGGCACAGATGGTATCGGTGGAACATCCGGTACTAGCCCAGCAGCCGCAATGGTTTCGGGTGGCGTTGCACTGATTAAACAAGCGTGGCCGCAACTTACAGCCGCACAAGTCGTTCACTTGGTCAAGACTACGGCTACTGATATGGGAGCACCCGGTGTTGATGCAGTGTACGGTTATGGTATGGTAAACTTTGACAAGGCAACACAACCTCAAGGCCTGTTGAAGATTGCTAACTTTAAAGGTTACGGACTTTCTACTGCCCAAGCAGTTACTACAACTGGTTTGGCTACTAGCGGTGCCGCAAGCCTTAAAACAAGTAGTGTGCTTAAAAACGTGCAAGGCTTGGACAGTTACAACCGCAACTATGCAATGGACATGACTCGTGCGACTGTAGCAAATCCTGTTATGACATATCGTGCTAGTAGCAGTTACTTGGCAATGAGCCCGCAAGGCTATCACGAAGTTGCAGTACCTGTAAATCAAAATTACAGTTTTAAACTAATGCAAAGTCAAGCAGGTAACGCTACAGAAGTTACTTACCATCAACGTGATACTAGCTACAGTTTCCAATTTGGTAGCATGCAAGAAAAGTCAGGCTTCTTGGGCACGTATGGCGCTGGAATGATGGCACTAGGCGACAGTGCTACTAGCTATATGCAACTTGGTACTGAACATAAGTTTGGAGACTTTACAGCATTTGGCGCATATGGTATGGGTGTAACGAATGCAGGAAGTGTGGCAGACAGCATGGTGCAATTAAACAGTCGTATTGTTAGCCAAACATGGCGCTTGGGTGTTGCTAAGAGTAATGTGTTCCAAAACAAAGACTCGGTTAGTGTAAGTTTGGTTAGCCCGGTAAGTGTACGTCGAGGTACTGCGACAGTGACAGCGGTAACTGATTATGAATTTACCCAAACAGATGACGGCGCAGATGCTCGCAGTATTGTTAGCACCGAAACAGTTAGTTTGGTTCCAACTACTCGTCCGCTGGACTTGGTGCTTGGTTATACTGTGGTAGGCAAGGGTTATGATCGAGTTAGCCTGAACGTAGCACGCCAATTTAATGTAGGCGGAGTTGCTGGTAGCACATCTAGCAGTGTAGGCGTAATGGCAGTTAAATCATTCTAAATGGAACTAGACCTACACGGAGTTAGGCACTATGAGGTAGACAGGGTTGTAGAAAACTTTGTCTACCTTAACCAATCTAGTGTGCCATTATCTATTATTTGCGGTAATAGCCTGCGTATGATGCAGTTAGCCAAAGAAACTTTAGATCGAATAGGCTGTGAATACTACGAACCGAGATTTGGTGTGATCTGCATAATTCGATTAAATTGACACAAATTGGTTATTATTGTATAATACTTGTATGATGAATAAAGAACCCGTGGAACTATTCTGTACCGAAGACGATGATGGGCTTTGGCTTGTCTGGTTCCCGCATCCTCTTGGCGGTATGAATGTGCTAGAAACTTTTAACAACGAAACCGAAGCTCGTGCATTTTGGCAAGAGCAATTGGATTCGGCAGATTTTGGAGATAAAGAATGAGTTATGTTAAAAGTCCAGTAGAACTTGGCCTTAAGACAAATTGCCAAGGCATCTACATCGAAACTAATAGTCCTAGAATCGAAGGTCTGCTAGGTACAGGTTATCTAGAATTTGGTATTGGTGACACTCGTGAAGATGCACAATACAGTACCATTGCAAGCCGAATGAAGGGTCACGAAAGCTCTAAAAATCTGGGCTGGCAACATTATCTCTTAGATTCTATCCCAACGCCTGGATATCGAGATTATGCATTGCATAAAGAAGTTCGGCAATCATTTGCGGCACAACATAAGGACCCAATTACCGGTAAGCGAAACGAAGTTTTTCGTGTAGCGGTAGAAGAGATGTTGGTCCAACAATTTGTTAAGTCTAAGGATTTTGAACCTATCCGTATTTGGTTGACTGAAAAAGTTCGTAAGTGTGCGGCCAAACTGAATCCCAATCATGAGAAACAGGCAGTGACTAAGCGTGATATTCAGATTCTTGTTATTAAGAAAATCTTGTCTACTCTGCGACAAAAGGGTCTAGTCACTAACTTCGTTTGCGAACTTGCCGCTCGTATCGGTAAGACTATTTTGTTCTTATCTCTTGCAAAAGAAATGCGAGAAGAATTCGGTCATGAAGCCATGTTTGTTATGGCCTATGGCGTTGGCTTGAGCGTTAAAACATCTTACAAAGACGAATGTGCAAAATACAGCGACTTTGACATGATGCAGTTTATCGATGCCGCTGATAATGATGCCGAAAGTCAATATAAGCAAGCTATTGCAAAAGGCAAAATGCCTGTAGTGTTTATCAGCCTTAATCCCGACGCAGAAGAAAAATATGAATGGATTAATCAACTAGCAGGTACCTATATTGCCCTGCTAGAAGAAACCGACTTTGGCACTCATACAGATAGTCAAGTAGAAAAAGTTGATTACATTTTAGAAAACAAAACAGCTACTCGTATCAATGCTAGTGGCACTAATATTGGTCGACTGGCTAAGGCGTTTGGCGAGAATGCCATTGATGAGATTATTAGCGTTCCCTACTGTATGGTAGAACAAGATCCAAGCATTCCTAATGTAGTAGTGCGCCGATTCTACAATATGTTGTTTAATAGTCGTATCAATAAACTACTAGAAGACTTTGACAAGGATCTGTTGCCTAACATTACAAAGATCTTGTCTAAGCCTTTGAGTCAGCAAAAGTTTATTAGTGCATTGTTCCAAGATATCTTTGGGTATCAACCTATCTACGGATTTAATATCAGTGACTGTGCTGGTGAAGAAATTAAACACTCAATGTTGTTTGTTAATATCTCTAAGCAAGCAATGGATCAACTTGCAGAAGTCATTGAAAAGGCATGCCCTGAGCATAAGGTTCTAATCCTCAACAGCTACTATACTGACAACAAAGAAGCCGAAGGTGATACCAAAGAAGAACTAGTTCGCCTACAAAACAGATATTATGAAGACCGTGACAAACTGCTAGTGATCACTAACATGATGGGCACTCGCAGTTATAGCATTCCGGAGATTCAAGCATGTTTGTTTATGCAAGAAGGCGGAGATGTCTATCCTTACATGCAGAAGTATAGTCGTTGCCTTACACCCGGTTATGGTAAAAAGTTTGGTCACATCTTTGACTTTGCGTTTGATCAGAGCAAGACTCGTAATACTGTAATGAGTGTTGCAGTAGAAGCGGCATTATTGATTCGTCAAAAAGGTAAAACTTATCCCGACGCAGTTCGCGAAGTGTTGAATAGTGTCAACATTAAGGATATGGTTTCTGGCAACTGGATCGATGCTGACGAAGTTATCAAGCAGTTCGAAGACAACAATAAGTTGTTGGAGATTGCAAACGCACATACACGGATTACCATCGAAGATCTTACTTCTGAAGAGATTGAAGCATTTGGAGAGTTGGCTAAACGCTCTTCTGGAAGTAAGGCAGAAAAGTCTAAGATTGATAAAGTTGTTGCTACTGGTAAGACTTTTGATTCTGGTAATACTGCCTCTGGTAGACCAAAAAAAAATCCTCTTAAAGCAATCGTAGAAAAAGCCATTCGCATGATTAACGGAAGTGCTACCACTGTGCTAGCCTTAAGCAATTATCAAGGAGAAAGTTTCCTTGAGTGTGTAGATATCATCGATGCTAGTGCAGAAATGAGCCGTGAGTTTGCAGAACTATATGGCGTATATCCCGATACAATTAAGCGGCTTGCAAATCGCCTAGAGATTTCTACGCTAGACATGATTGTTAGGATGAGTAAATATAACAACAAACAGAAGCACATCGAGAACAATGCACTGGCTATTCTTAAAGATGATCCAAAACTTTGGTTTGATATCTTTGGTAATCGAGAACTAAAGCGTTTTATTAAGAGTAAACATTGCAAACGGATTCTTGTAGTAGCAGGCGGCCATGGTTCCGAGATCGATGTTCTTGTGGACATGTTTGGTGTTGAAATTGTAGACAAGATTGTGTATAATGACAAATACAGTTTTCTCTGTAATCAGATTAAACGCAAGTATCCTACTATTGAAGTAGTTAAAGGAGACTTTACAGAATTGGAGTTTAGTATGAAATTTGATGTAGTAGTAGGGAATCCTCCTTATCAGGATTCTAATAATGATAAGAGAATGTTATGGAATCAAATTCTAGACAAAGCGACCGAAGTTACTAACAACAATGGTTATATTGCGATGGTCACACCAACAACCTGGCTTACTGCAAAAACAAATATCCACAATAGTTATAAAATGTTTGAAGAAAAGCAAGTAGAGCGAGCAGTCATTTTTGATAAAAATGACAAACCGTTTGATGAAGGAACCAGCGTTTCTTATACCATTACTAAAAACATAAAACGAACAGCTCTTACTCCATTGTATTTTGCACAATACTCTGCGGGAGTAGAAAATCATGTTGCAGATATTGATATCTCTAAAGATAAAATTTGGCCAGGCCAACTTACACCTGTGAATATTGCTATACACAATAAACTTCAAACTCACAAAAAGATTAAATTCTTAAAGAGCTGTGAGTTCCATAATCAGAAACTTAAAACAAAAAAGATGGTATCTGACACTAAAGATTCTGTATTCCAATACACACATCATGTTAGTGCCGCTATTACAAGATACACTAATACTAAATTTAGTGCCCACGATACTTGGAAAGTAATGGTCCCTGTTACATCGACTATCGATAAAGCAGTAATTGATAATAATTGCGGCCATGGAGAGGACATGCTGAGTCTGTATGTTAAAGATGAAAAAACTGCGTTAAATATCAAAAGTCTTTTTAATACTCGATTTTATAAATTTATAGGTATCTTATATAAAAGCGGCAGAAATCAGCCATTGCAAAATCTATTTCCCGTAATGGATTTTACAAAAGTTTGGACTGATGCAGAACTATACGCTTATTTTAGTCTGAAGCAAGAAGAAATTGACTATATCGAAGCCAATGTTAAGTAAAGTAATTGATCACATTCGCAACCGCAGTTACATGAGCGGTGTAGATCGAGAGAAGTCTAGGGTAAAGGCAACAGGAGAAGTCTTTACTCCGACTCCTCTTGTGCAGGAAATACTAGATCAATTGCCCGCTGAAGTGTTTACTGATCCTACTAAAACTTTTCTAGACCCAACTTGCGGTGACGGTCAGTTTCTTGGAGAAGTTTTAATCCGTAAGATGGAGAATGGCTCAACATTTGAACAAGCATTGTCTACTGTATACGGCGTTGACTTGATGATTGATAATGTAGACTTGTGTCGTGAACGATTGCTCTGCGGCAGGGAAGATCTGCGTCATATTGTAGAAAAGAATATAGTGTGCTATAATGGCTTGGAATACGATTTCGAATTTTCTAGAAGAAAAAACATAGAAGTTAAGCATGAAAATAAAGTAAGGAAAGATGCAGAACGTGCAAGAAAGAAAGCAGAAAAAGAATTAGAAGCGGCAAGAAAGAAAGCAGAAAAAGAAAAGTTAAAAATAGAAAAACTTAAAACAGAAGCAAGGAAAGTTATATGGAACTTGATGGTTCTTAAAACAGGAAAAGCACCAACAGAGACTATAATTGAACGGGAATTAAGAAAACGATTTCCAGATGTAAAAGGCAAAACTGCTCACTAATCCTAGACTAAACATCTAGGATTTTTTATTTTTAAAAGTTAAATAAACATACTCCAGGTCACCGGAGTCGCTTCCTCCACTCATAGTAGTGTGCAAATTCCAGGGAGCCCAGCTGAGTGCAATGCTCAAATGGTAGGCGATCCTTCTATTCCAGAGATCGTCAACGGCGGTGGCACATTTTTTTAAACACAAAGGAATGTCCAACATGACAATCAAATTTTTCAAACCTTCAGACCCACGTCTTTATAAAAATATAAACGATGACTGGGTACGAGATAATCTCAAAGTAGAAAGTATAGAACAACTGGATGGTGATCCTAGTGCTTACTTTATTCTTAAATTTAAAGAAGCATTTAACGAAAATACAAAAGAATTTAGAATAGTTGTAAAACACAAAAACTTCTTTAGAGAGCATTTTACTAACTACAATGATGCCATGGAGGTAATCAATCGAGTCAAGGAGAAACTATGAGTAAATGGTTACCTCCTTTATTATGTCCAATTCCCAAAGGTCACTTTAGTCATTATCAAACGCCCGATCCTAATGCAGGAATGAGCACTTGGGCAAGGTATTTCTTAAAGAATAAAAAATTGTTGAGATACCCAAGTAAAGAAAATGGATTTATGGCGTTCCCGCAGCCGGATACTTATAGAAGGTTGTTTGCCCGTAGAACTTCTGAAAAACCAAAAGCGTTTAAAAAAGAAAAAACGGAATACATAATGTTTGATCCGACTGGAAAATTTTTAAGAAGGGATCATACATTAAAAGAGGCAAAACATCGATTATCATTAAATGAGACCATATTTAAAAATAGATATGGTCAAATAACAAAAAGAGAAATTCCCCCGGGATCTTATATATTAAAGAATATAAATGAAACAGCGGCATTCAATTGGGATAGACCTACTATCGAGAATACAGAACCAGTTGCAGTCAAACGATGTGCAGAATGTCCTAATAAGACTAGCACTAAAGGAATTTGTTATTGCGGTTTTTGGTCGGTTATCCGAGATAGCTCAAATCCAAAGGCCTGGTGGCCGATTCATGATAGAAGAATGTTCGAGATACGTTTACAGAAAGAAAAGAAAAAAGTGATAAACGTTACCGTTAGATTGCAAGATATTCTTCGAAAGAAATGAATAAAGAAGCAACCATAAAGGTTGCTTTTTTATTGACATATATGTTATACTATATCTATGACATCGTGTACAATACATTTACGCGACGAAGTAAATATCAAAATATCCAATTTAGAAGTTGCTACTCGTCGTCGTTTAGAAAAACAATTTAAATTCTTTCAACCATGGGCTTTTCACAGTCCCGCTTATAAACTAGGACGCTGGGACGGGTGCGTTAGTTTCTTCTCACTCGGGGGCGCAAGTTATTTTAATTTATTAGAACAAATATTGCCTACGCTAGTAGATGAAGGTTATCATATAGAAATTGATGACCAAAGGGCGCAACATAACTTTACATTTACTCCTGTTCACGAAGAAACACATGCACAAACTATTTGGCCTAAAGGACATCCAAAAGCAAGTGAGCCTGTTATGCTACGAGACTACCAAGTAAATGCAGTTAATGAGTTCTTAAACAATTTACAATGCGTACAAGAAATTGCTACGGGTGCTGGTAAAACGGTTATGACAGCTACGCTGAGTAAAAGTGTAGAAGCATATGGACGCAGTATTGTTATTGTACCTAACAAGGACTTGGTAAAACAAACTGCCGAGGATTATGTGCTATTAGGTTTAGATACAGGCGTTTACTTTGGCGACAGAAAAGAAACAGGCAAAACGCATACTATATGCACTTGGCAAAGTTTAAACAGTTTACAAAAAAGATTCAAGGATGGAGAAAGTCCCGTTAGTTTGGAAGACTTTGCAGAAGGTGTAGTTGCATTAGTAGTCGACGAAGTTCATCAAGCCAAAGCCGACGTACTTAAACAATTACTAACAGGCCCATTTGCCAACGTACCTATTCGCTGGGGACTAACTGGTACTATCCCTAAAGAGGACTCGGATAAAGTCACGCTACTATCTACATTGGGTCCTGTTATCAATAAAATTGCCGCAAAAGACTTGCAAGATCTTGGCGTGCTGGCCAATTGCAACGTTAACATTATGCAAGTGCAAGACACGGTAGAATATAAAAACTATCAAGAAGAACTTACATACTTAACAACAAACAAAAATAGACTGGATTATATTGCTGGTTTTATTCAAGAATTATCTGCAACAGGAAATACATTGGTATTGGTTGATAGAGTTAAGTGTGGAGAAATGCTAGTAGAACGCTTACCAGACAGTTCTTTTGTAAGCGGTGCAATGAAAACAAATGATAGAAAGGATCAATATGACGAAGTTAAAACGGCAAATAACAAAATTATTGTGGCTACTTATGGCGTGGCTGCTGTTGGTATCAATATACCCCGTATTTTTAATCTTGTTCTTATTGAACCCGGAAAGAGCTTTGTTAGAGTTATCCAATCTATTGGCCGCGGTATTAGACGGGCTGAAGACAAAGATAGTGTAGAAATTTGGGACTTAACTAGCAGTGCAAAATTTAGTCGCAGACATATGGCAACTCGTAAAAAATATTACGACGAAGCTGGGTATCCATATAAAGTACAGAAAGTAAAATTACCATGAACATATTAACAGTAAACAACCAAGCGTTCGAGCTTAATCAATTACCAGACGAAGTAGACGACTTGCGTTATGGTGTACTAGACTGGAATGATCCTAAAAACGTAGACTATCATTTTGTCCCTTTAATCTTCATGGAAACATTTCATGCACCCGCCGCAGTATTAAAAATTGGCGAAAAGATTATTCAGGTTCCTTTAGATTGGTATGTAGTTATTGGCGAAAAGGATCACGGCGACCCAGAAATAGTTCCTATTATGAATATCAACGACAGAGGTTTTAGTGCATTTGTATTCAATCCTATTAGTAGTTTTAGACTGGATTTTCAACCATTAGAAATCATCAACGTGTTCCAAGACATACGCTGGTTTACGCCAAAACTTAAGCATGGGCATATACTAGCGGTCCCATTGGATAATAGTGATAACCCATTGTGTGCTTACTTTGTCAAAGAAACGAACAAGCTACCCGAAGTATTATCCATAGACAAAATGTATTAAAGAGTATATAATACACTATGGCAAAAGCTCCTTTATTAGATATGTTTAAACGAGTTCTCCCCGCGGCAGATGCAAGGAGAAAAGAATTCTTATCTTCGCTTACAGAAGAAGAAGTCAAAGGGTTCAGCCCTTGGCTTGTTATGCGTTATTTAAGCAGTGCAGAAAGTGCTCATAAAGAAGTTATAGAACATTATCTCATTATGACAAATGAGTTAGTTAACATAAATTTTAGTGAGTTTAAAAACGATCCCGAAATGATGTGGAAGCTAATGTCTATCGTCGGCATCGGACAAACAGTAAAGCATCCATACGTTGCCCCTGGTAAAGGTAAAAAGAAAAAATCTAATGCCTTTAAAGCCTGGTTGCACGAGCAGTACCCCCATTTAAGTGAGCAAGAAATTGACCTTTGGTTCTCAAACATTACAAAAGAATTTGCAAGAGATATGCTCGAGCAGTATCAAATTAAAGACAAAGACGTCATCTCCGCAGCCAATGACCTTTAAATGTAGATACTGCGAAAAGGATTTTGTTAGAGAATCTACGCTGGCTAGTCATTTGTGCGAACCAAAACGCAGAATGTTAGCCAAGGATACTAAACAAAATCGTATAGCATATCAAAGCTGGTTGTTATTTAGGCGATTGACTATTGCTAATATTAAGCATGACAAACAATATGAAGAATTTATTACTAATAGATACTTTACAGATTTTATGAAGCTATCCAAGCATATTATTGACTTGGGCATAGAAGATCCAGAAGGGTTTGTTAAGTTTGTTATTATGAACAGTGTGCCGATTAGAGATTGGCAAAAAGCAGTAGTATATGAAACATATATCAAAGACCGCACTAAAAAAGAAACAGTAGAACGTGCAGCCGAACGAAGTATATTGAATATGACAGCATGGGCAGAAAAAACTAAAAATGATTTAACTGATTATTTTGTACAAGTTAGTACGCCTGAAGCAGTGCAGGATATTAGAATGGGACGAATTAGTCCGTGGTGTTTATTTGCAACTGACCAAGGCAGCAGACTAGTAGACAGACTAGAGCCGGGGCAAGTACAACAGTTGGTAGATTATATGGAGCCGTTAAGTTGGCGAGCAAAAGTTAAACGACAGCAACAAGATGCTGAATGGATACAAAAAGTTTTTAATAAGGCAAATGTAAAATGAACCAGTACCAAGAACGCAAACTACCCGCTTTGCTAAAAAGCACTAAAGAATCTACAAACTCTTTTAAACTAAACAATGGGTTAGTCGAGTTTACTATAGACGGAGAACGAGTAGTTGTCCCAACCGCCGAAGCATTCCAACGCTTACTTAAAAAGGTGGCGGTGCTAGAACAACGTTTGTACAGCACTGATAATAAAGTAGCTAGAACCGCAAAGGCCCGCGAATGAGCACAGATGTAGACATCGACTTTGCTAATAGAGAACAAGCATTGGCATTGATCGATCATACAGTTGCTATGATTAAAGATGGCGACAAACAAAAGAAGCACAACACCGGTGTTTACTTTCACACTGCCCCTGTGAATCCGTTTACAGGTTTGTCGACACTTGATTACAAACAAGCAGAAACTAAAGGTTGGTTTAAGATCGACTTACTCAACGTTGGTATTTACGGAGAGTTTGCTTCTAATGAAGAAATAGATTATTTGTTAGAACAAGAACCTGTATGGGAATTGTTAGAACACAGAGAAGTTATCGGACAGTTGTTTCATATACATAATCACGCAGACACTGTTATTAAAATGAAGCCCCGTACTGTAGAACAATTAGCCATGGTGCTGGCAGTTATTCGTCCGGGTAAAAAGCATCTAATTGGGCGTAGTTGGAATGAAATAGAGCAGGAAGTTTGGACTAAAACAGATGATGTTTATAGTTTTAAAAAAAGCCATGCCGTTGGTTACTCGATGGCGATTGTTTTACAAATGAACAAATTAGCTTATAGCCGTTGAACTAGTTGTATTTGTCTGCGTTTGATTCGTTTGGTTATGATATTTTGAAGGCTGACAGGCTCGCCATGGATTATACTAAAATCCTTAACGTTATAAGTGCGTAAGCAGTAGCTGAATTTTTTAAATTTCGGTCCTATAAAAAGATTAACAGGCAGTTGTCTATTACTTTGCCACCACCATTCTTCGCCAAATTCTAAAAATTCTTGTTTGTCTTCTTTGCAGTTTAATACGTGATATACATATAGACTAGCTATAGTGGGTGTATAATTTTGAATAATCCCCAATACTTCTTCTTCACCGATCTTGCATAAACTTAAAAAGGGAAACTTTTCTAATATTTCTGTGTAGTTTGCCATCTGTTGTATTTATAACCAAAAAATCAAATATAAATATAAGTATGAGCGACACATTTACATTTTTAAGCTATCCGCAACGAAGTACACTAGTTTATGCGACGGGCTACAGTAGGACAAAGAACATGCCATTTAATACCACACGAAAAACAATTTACAAGGGCGTAGACAGTACTCTTGGTTTTGACATTAAGAATCAAGATAGAAAATCTATTAACTTATTAGACAAAGATGTTATGATTAACATCATGCGAGTAAAGTCAGGAGAGTTAGTAGTACAACGCCGCGCAACTAAAGTACAACCGGAATCTGGATTTTGCGAAGTTACTATTTTTGGTAGTGATATATCGGATTTGGACCCAGGCTTGTATCAATTAAGCGCAGTTATATATGGGTCAGACGGTATTGCAGAAAGTTTATTTACTGATCATAATCGTCGTGCTGCTATGGAATTAGAAATATGTGATGGCGCGTATCCTAAATTTATTCCTAGTATCGATTTAACATTTTACCAACAAGGAAATGCTTGGCTGAGTCAACCAATTGCAAGTAACTTACAAAAGAATGGCGCCAATTTTCATACCATTCAATTGACTGTTACTAATTTTACAGGCATCGTCGAAGCGTTTATCAGTTTGGAATACGACAGCATCAACGGAATGTATTTTGCCAAGAAGTTTATCGATGACAGTATGCAGATAACATTTAACAATACCACCGGAACTCAAGGTTGGAATTTTATCGGTGATGCACGTTGGGTAAAGATAAAATATACTCCGGATCCTTCGAACACTGGAACCGTTGACAAAGTTAGTTACAGAAGTTAAAATAACAAGGCATGACAGCCTTACAAACAATTTTACGCAGCAGGATAACAGGCAAACCTAGCCCTAAAGGCTGGGTTAGCTTTAACTGTCCTATGTGCATACAAAACGGGCAAAGTAGAAACGACACCAAACGCCGTGGCGGCTTATTGTTTAATCCAGACGGTGCAGTTAGCTATCATTGCTTTAACTGTGATTACAAAACAAGCTGGAGCCCTGGAAGAACTCTTAGCTTTAAGATGATGAAGTTGCTCAAGCAACTGGGATTCGAAGAAGCAGAAGTGCAACGATTACGTCTCGAGTTACTAAGCCAAGCAGACGTTGAGAATTTAATACAACGAGAACCCGAGCCAGCCTGGACACCTAACTGGGCTGAGTTTAACTTTACTTTCCCCATACAAGAATTATCGGACCCTGCAAAGATAGCATATCTCGAGGATAGACAAATATATGATTTATCCGTATGGTTAGAGACTAGTGCTACATTTTCCGGATTAAACAATCGTGTTATATTACCTCTAACTTATGACAATAAAATCGTTGGCTTTCAAAGTAGGTATGTTGGACAAGTACCCGATAAATTAGCCAAATACTATAAACGTGCTCCGGCAGATTATGTATTTGGTCTAGACAGACAGCGCGACAGTAGACAATATGTTATTGTTACCGAAGGAGAATTTGATGCGTTACTAACAAACGGTTTATCTTTGGGTAGTAACAATTTGAGCGATAGACAAATACAGTTGATAGAAGATTTAAATATAGAACCTATATTGTTACCTGATGCAGATTCATCAGGTAAAGATTTAGTAGAACGTGCAGCAGATTTTGGCTGGAGTGTTAGTTTCCCAGAATGGGAAGGCTGCAAAGACGTCGGCGATGCAGTTAAAAAGTATGGAAGATTATTTGCGGTATACAGCATATTGCAAGCGGCGGAACATAGTCCGACGAAAATTAGATTAATGGGAAAGAGGTATTGTAAGTGAGTGAAGAAGCAAAAGAATATACTACAGATTTACAAAAATTATTTTTAGAGTTTTTGGTTAGTGACAGAGAGTTGTTGAGCCGTTGCCAAAACGTATTAGACGACTCTTACTTTTCTCGAGGTTTACAAGAAACAGCCAAGTTTATTAAAGACTATGCTAACAAGTACAGCGATTGTCCTACGCTTGAGCAAATTTCCGCAGTAACAGGAACAGAGCTTAGGTCTGTTCCGGGAGAAGCTAGTAGCCATAAGGAATGGTTCTTAACAGAATTCGAACAGTTCGCCCGCCATAAAGCATTAGAAAAGGCTATTCTTAAAAGTGCAGACTTGTTAGATAAACAGCGGTATGGCGAAGTCGAGCGACTAATTAAAGATGCTAGTAGTATTGGTTTGCCCAAGAGTTTCGGTACAGATTATTACGCAGATCCTAGAGCACGTTTGTTAGAACTTAAAAACAAAAACGGCGGAACAAGTACAGGCTGGAAAGCAGTTGATGCTGCATTATATGGCGGCTTCAACAGAGGAGAGCTTAACATTTTTGCAGGCGGCTCTGGCGCAGGAAAGTCATTGTTCTTACAAAACTTAGCACTCAACTGGAGTTACTTGGGACTAAACGGTGTTTACTTTAGCTTAGAACTATCTGAGGGCTTGTGCTCGAAGCGTATGGACTCTATGGTAACTGGCGTCGAAGCTAAAGAAATTTATAGAAACTTAGATGAGGTGGTAGACAAGGTTCTTATTAAAGGTAAAACGGCAGGTAAAATCCAGCTAGTGCAGCTAACGGCGGGTGTAAATGTAAACGACTTAAAAAGTTGGCTTAAAGAATTTCAAATACAAACAGGCAAGCCAATTGACTTTGTTGTAGTTGACTATTTGGATTTGATGATGCCAGCAGGGCAAAAGATCAGCGTAGCAGATTTGTTTATTAAAGATAAGTTAGTATCAGAAGAACTGCGAGCCATGGCAGTGCAAGGGCAGTACTTGTTTTGTACAGCTAGTCAGTTAAACCGAGGAGCTGTAGAAAGTGTCGAATTTGATCATAGTCATATCTCGGGTGGCTTGTCTAAGATTCAAACAGCAGATAACGTTATTGGTATCTTTAACAGTATCACCATGCGAGAACGTCAACGTGTTCAAATTCAGTTTATGAAGACACGTAGTTCTAGTGCTGTGGGTACTAAAGTAGAATTGTTCTTTGATACTAACAGTTTGCGTATTTCGGACTTAGAAGAAGACTCGCCGACTGCTCCTAGTACAGTTGATGTGTTGCACGACAAACTAAAACGTAAAGCAGAAATGGATGGAAAGCCATCCTGGGAACGTGAAGCAGGGACAGCAGTATGGAAAAAGCCGCAAGCCAGAGAAGGATTTGAATTAGGAAAGGCCGCTGGGCCATTAGACGTGTTGTCTGCCCCATGGGCGAATCAAGGAGACAAAAAAGAGAGTCCAGCGATTAGAACGATGGACTCTCCGAATAGTAAATTAGCTAATTTGTTAAAGAAATCTTAAGATTTCAAATCGCGCATTGCAGTAGGTTGTTGCGGGGCAGAAGTTGCAGTTGCCGGAGCACCTACTTCAGGTCCGCTTGTACCGCCAGTTACAGGATTTGTAGCAGCAGCTTTAGAGTCTCTTGCTAAATCTCCTTTTAATCGTTGAAATAATGCGTTATCTTCTGCAACATAACTTAAAACGGTTTCTAACAGGTCCATAAGGGCAGTCATTTGTTGTAAGTTAGGACGACGATTCATATACAGCGCACGAACACCTGCTCTTAGTGCGTTAAAATGTTCTTCGGCGACAGCGTCTTTGATAGCGCTTAATCGTTGCATAGTTCTAGTAAAACTAGCGTTGTCGATCTCATTTCCGCCCTTTTCCATACCAGGATCGTGATGAGGTGTAGATTGATGATCTTCTGGACCAGCTTCAACAATACTTCTTAGTTTGTTCATTACTGTGCCCATATCGAAATTAGTACTTTGCATAATATGCTCCAATGTTATCTTTATTTATCTTAAGATAAATACTTTACAAGGAATTAACTGTGCGAAAGCAAACTAGATCACTTTTAGAAGAAATAACAAACATTGTCCCCCAACGAGACCGTGAGAGCTTTGTCGAAAATAAAGCCATAAACGTTATAGCCAGTACCAAATATTTGGTTGAATATATACAAGAAAACTTCACCCAAGACGAAAGCGACGATTTACTTAAACGGTTATTTAACAGCTTAAAAACCGGCGACGAAATGAAATTTCGCAGGGGAATAAAACAAATTAAAGAAGCAAAACATGGAACAATTTGAAGACCTAACAGCATGGGACTTGATGATAGAAAGTCGACAGTACAGAAATTTAGCTAATATTAAGTCTTTGAATTTAAGAAGCGTTGGCGATTTTGCGTTCTTAGACTTATTAACGTTATTTGTCTTACATAGTGAATATGAAACAGCTCCTATCGCTGCCCGTTATGCAGATAAAACAATTAGCTATAGAAACTTTTCTAAGCCTAGACTAAGTGGTACGGATTTATATGTTAGCATGAACATATTAAGCGATCCTACCAGTATATTTGCACGTAGGATAGGACAGAACCCTGAAGCAGATGCTATACTAAGAACAAAATTATCTGTTAATTTGCCAACAGTGAAGAGATATTTAGAATTATTAGCGGATAGTAAAATCACTGGCGCGGATGCTAGCGTATTACTATTACGATTAGAAAAGCAGTTAAACATAACTGATAGCAAACTTAAAAGTCTACGCAGACTAATACAAGACTGGCCTGCGCTGACAACTATGCAACGTAGTCTTGCAGTGTCGAAGATGCTACAGTTTTATAAGAGATTCGCTAAACGTAGTGAATTATTTGTTTTCCTAGAAGACATGGGAAAAACAAAAGGATACGAACTTCGTGGTCCTATTGACGCAGAACTTGCAAACTTAGGTTTAGGGACAACTCCGAAGCCAGGATTTTTAGCAAGTGTTGCGCCAGCGGCAGCATTATTTGGCGGATATCACCTCGGTAAACGCTTATTTGCGCCTAAAGAAGATAAATAAAAGTAAGAAACAAACGTTTCGAAAGATCAAAGGAGTCATATTATGGCAAGAGTAAATGGTGGAATTCAAGCTGGCGGTTTCGGTACAGCTACATTAAAGATGTTTACAATCACTCCAGGTGCAGACCTAAGTGGTGAAGTTGGCGCTGCTAACACAGCTTTAGAAGCAGTTGTTCAAACTGTTCAAATCAAAGCAACAACATTCTTAATCGGCGCTATCGGCGCAACAGACATTCGTGTGGCTTGCGAGCCGAGCGCATGGACAGCTGGTGATTTAGAAGCTGCTATCCAAGCATTAGGTACCGTTAACGGTAAAGACCTAAGCGGTGCTAGCGTTGCTGATTTCGTATTCTAATTAACCGAACACGGGATGGGAAGCCGCTGCGACATTTTGTCCAGCGGTTTTTCTTTTGATAATAAATACTATAAAGGAATTTAATTATGCAAGCAACAGCACGAACAGGCGAATATATTGGCGGGAACATTGAGTATTTTACCTGCTATACATTGGCCGACATTACAGATACAGGGGTCTTTGATCCTGTAGCAGGCACAGCTTACGAGCAAGCCCAAAACTTAAATGCATTATTGCAAGCAATTAGTTTAGGTAGTCAACCTATTCTCACCAGTGTGGAAAAACTAACAGCAGCTGATTTAGCTGATTTTGATTTTGGTAGTGATTTTACCGGCAATCATAATGTTTGGATTTTACGCTTTGCAAGCGAACGTGCAGGCACTATTACAGTAGAATCTTTAGTTAGAGACATCGCAGGCTTGCCTGTTTACGACGACTTAGAAGAAACTGCAACGTTTGACAGCAACGTGTTTGAAACAACAGACGCCGCCCAAACAAACGTATACTTTGTTAGAAACGACAATCTATGAAGTTAGATAAATACATCAAAACTTCGGCAACAATATTTGGCTCAACAATAGGTCCCGCAATAAAAACAACAACATTTAATTTAAGGAGGTATTGTTGTGTCTGATTATGTTCATGATATAGAAAAATCGAGCTTAGATGCTCACGTTACACTTTGTTCGGAAAGGTATAGAAGGTTGGAAGACAAATTTGCAGTTTTAGAAGTTCGTCTCGAAAAATTAAGCGACGAAGTAAGTGCTATGAAAACAAAGCAACAAGAGGACATGGAAGAAATTAAAACGCTTATACAGCAAGGTAGCGATAATAGATTTAAGGCCATTGTTGCAGGTAGCGCTACAATCGTTGCGGCTTTGATTAGTGCATTAGCTTACGTTATTAGCAGATTACCAACTTAAATATGAATGAAGAATTAGAAATCATCGGCGAGGATATTGTCACTGAAGCCAAGCGTGTATGGGCTAAACGTGGTAAAAAGCTCAAACGAATGATTCGTTGCACTAGCGGAAAGAAAAAAGGTCGCACGGTTTCTAGCATGGGTGCATGTAGCAAAGCGATTAACGTTAAGAAAAGATTTATGATGAAGCGTATTCGTAAACGTTTCAATTCTAAGATAGTTAGAAAAGCAAAGAGAACAAAGATGTTTAACCCGCTAAGTAAAAGATTAAAGAGCTTAAACAAGTCAACAAATAAAAGGTAATATATGGCAGACGATCGTAGTTTAAAAGATGTAATTAGGTTTGTAGATCCTAGCGGAGAAATGTCCGATGCAGACATAGCTACTATCAGTAGCAAATTAAAATTTACAGAAGTATTAGATATTATTACAGCAGTAGGCAAAGATGATTTATCTAGTGCAAGAAGCATATTGTCAAAATACGACAGTCGATTTTCTAGTGCAGATTCTGCAGAAGAAGGTATTACAAACGAATATAGTAATGTTCCTGCAACAGCCAAACCTAACGGGTTTAAACCAATAAAACCAATCGGTTCTACTCCTTCTATTGCAGGCAACCCAACTAACCCAAATGGACAACAAGATGCCGAAGGTGCAGATGATTTACTAAACGATCCTGCTAATAAAAATCGCCCTGAAGTTAAACAAATTCAAAGTTTGCTACAAAGGATGAAACGATGAAAGTAAACGATATTATCGTTGAAGGTTATCATGGTTTTATCGGCAAAGCTAAAGACTTAGGCTCTACTCGCGGAGAAGTCGATGCAGCATTGCCGAATGCACGAATCGAGCCGCAGTTGAGGAATACTGATACTTACATGCAAGGCAGATATGGACAGGCATTGGCAGCAGCCGCAGCTATGCAAGGTGATGAATTCGAGCAAGAATCAGCTTGGGCCGAAAACTTCGGTATGTTAGCATACAGCGACGAAGAAGTAGAAATTATAAAACAAGCTGACAAGCTAATGGGTGTAAAAAGCATCGAATTGACAGGCAAAAGTAGAGAACGAACAGATGTCGGAACAACTAGTCCGGTTGCTAATACCAGCTGGAGAAAGACCGGAAAATGAAAATAGCCGAGCTTTTTAATGGTTTGCGTTATATGCTAACTAGAGAACAAAAGGAAGTCATTGATTTGATCAAAGAGCATAAATCAATAGACAGAGCTGAATTAAGTGAACGCCATCAAAGGCTAGCAGAACAAATGACTAGTCAAGGTATTATTGATAGAACATACAATGAAGACACACAAGCAGTTGCCTATAAATTATACAATAGGTAATGTAGATTCGGTTAAATTAACCAAAAAAGTAAGTGCCCTTATGGATACTGTAATGCCAAAAAACATTCTAGGAATGTTATTATTAGCAGAAGATAGAGAAAATTCTTTGGTATTTTACAAACGCTGGGAATTACAAATTGTAGGGAAAAACGACTATGCAGTTTTTGATTTGTATACTAAAGAAGTAATTTACTCACATGTTTCGTTGCTAATAAGTGCCTTACACATAATTTTTAATTTAAACAAACCCAACGAATTAGCCGGAGTTGCAGATCAACATATATATTCGTTGGATCAAGAATATTATAGATGCATGGAAAACATCAAATTTTTCAAGCTAAAGTGCAAAACAAAAGATCCTGAACGTTTGATGTTATTTTCGTCAAGATTGCAGGACTGCTACTATCGTCTGGATGATATTAAAACCAGATTATCTAAAATATATTGATAAATAAAACAAAAGGATACCTTTATGAATACCTCTGAAATTTTTAACCCAACACAGCGCAAAAAGCGTGTTGTCGAAAACTTTTTAAACAGCCACTTTGGTTTAAAGCTACAAGCTCGCGGCGATGCAGTACAAGTGCAAACACTAATTAATAAATTAGTGAATGAAAACCAAATTATGGCAACTAGCGTTCGCGGCTTCGAAAAAGACGGCCGCTATGTTAAGAACACTATGATTATCGAAGCTCTTAAGCACGTTCTTAAGGAAATCGCACCTATGAGAACTCCTCGTAGAGTTAACGAATCAAACGGTGAAAACTTAGCTCAAGCAGAATTAATCTTAGTTGCTAAGAACATGGTCGAAGAACTACAAAAGATGGCAGAAGACGTTGCACAAATGCAAACAGACGACTTAATGCCACTAGTTGAAAAAATCAAAACTGAGTTCGGTCATGACGTTGGGCAACAATTTAACGACGCAGCAGATGCAGCTTTCACTACACTATTAGATGCCGTAAAAGCAGGCAAAGATGCACTAAGTCAAGCTCAAGGAATTTTAAGCGGCGACGCTCCTGCTATGCCAGCTGGTGCTCCTGCAGGCGATGCTACTGGTGCATTAGATGCATTAGGTGCAGAGCAAGGATTAGGCGGTGACGAATTCGGCGGAGCCGATGCTGCAAGCGGCGAAGAAGAATTGCCAACTGGCCGTGAATTAAAATGAAAATTTTTGAGCTAATTGATAGTGATATAGAAGTAATGGGCTTATTGAAGCCCATTCTCCTTCGCGCAAAAGCAGAAGGAGCAACTGAAATTCCTATGTCACAGCTTTTAAATGATATGGATAACGATGATAACATTTCTGGCGAAATGATGGTTGATATTTTTAATAGACATCGTCATGAATTAAAGGATATTGTTTCTAGTGCAACACTAGACACGATTGTTCTTAACAAAGGACCCGCCAAAACAATGACATCTAAGTTCGATCAAGAAAGCAATAAAATTAAAAGCACTGCGGTTAAGCAGGCAATGGACCAGTTAAAATGAGAAATGTAATGCTGACAGCGACTGAAGCTCGTGCTAAGAGTCAAAATGATGTAATCATCTTCAATGAAATTAGACATATCGAAGACACGATATTATCACAAGTCGCCAATGGCAATTACGATGCTGTAGTAAACGGGACATCTATGACTTCTACTGCAACAGAAGACATCGAACGAGCTCGTGTTTATTTTAGAACTTGGCAAGGTGCGATCGACGACCGTGCCAAATATATTCAAATGGGTAAAGTTATTACATACTTTACGGATTTGGGTTATTCAATCGAACGTAGAACAAATAGTGGCACGGGCGACACTTTTAATTGGATAGTTAGCTGGTAATAATACCACTAGACTTTTTGTTTTAATTCCTGTAAAATAGCTACATGCTATTCAATCCCAAATACAAATACGAATCTCTTAAACGTGTAGAATCAAACGGTAAGAGATTATACGAAACACCTGCTGGCGCAGTTGCCAGCGTCACAACAATCCTGGACACAACCAAAGACAAAACATTCTTAATGGAATGGCGAAAACGAGTGGGCGACGCCGAAGCTAATCGCATTAGTAAAGAAGCTGCTGGACTAGGAACACTAATGCATTTGCACTTAGAAAACTATGTAATCGGCAAGCCGCGCCCCGAAGGTAATAATCTAGTTCAAACTATGGCCAGAGATATGGCAGACACTATGATTAATCAAGCGTTTGTACATGTTAATGAAGTATGGGGCATCGAAGCTAGTTTATTCTATCCCGGCTTATACGCAGGCACTAGCGACATGATTGGCATATGGAATGGCAAGCCCGCTATTATCGATCATAAAACAACTAACAAGCCCAAGAAGAAAGAATGGATCGAAGATTACTTTTTACAGTGCTGTGCTTATGCGTTAGCACACAACGAAGTGCATGGTACGGATATTAGCACTTGCGCTATTAACATTATTGACAGAGAAGCAAAGCTACAAAGTTTTGTTATCGAAGGAACAGAGTTTGATCATTATTGTGAGCTTTGGACAAAAAGAGTTGATCAATTCTATAAATAACTTTTTAAGCTAGGATAAGAGTGTATCACGATTTAAGTCTATGGTATAAAAATACTACAGAAAAGATTTTAGCTTGGCGCGAGTTTAGAGAGCAAGCTAAAGACAAAACACTAGGCGATGTCATCGAGCTAGTAGACCAATGGTGGACTTTTACACCATGGGTAAAGAAAACAATAGACCCATACAAGCCAGAATCATGGCCCAGTCCGTGGGACATGATTAGCCGCGGAGAATTTTGCCGCAGTGCTATTGCCCTGGGTCAAGCGTATACACTATGGTTGTGCTTTCCTGCTTCGAATACAGAGCTTTGGTTAGTAAATAATTTTAGTGAAAAAGACGTACATCTAGTAGTAGTTATTGATAAGAAGACGGTGCTAAATTATACGCTCGGACACGTTATAGACATAGCAGATTGCGATTTTGAAGTAATTAGCAAGTTTACCAAAGACAGCATTCCTAACATTAAACTATAACAGAATTATTATAACTGCAAGTTAAATAGACAACTAAAAGAACAAAAGAGAGATAGAATATATGATAACAAGCAAACCTATTACGGTTTTAAAGCGCAACGGAAATTACGAAAACTTGCAAATTGAAAAGTGGCAAGCGCAAGTTGCAAAGGTATGCAAGGGTATTGCAGATGTAAGTCAAAGTATGATTGAGATCAAAGCTCAACCTCACTTTTTTAGCGGCATTACAACAAGAGAAATTGATGAAATTACATTACGTGCTATTGTTAACCTCATTGATGTAGAGGCAAACCCAGACATTGGACATACCAATTATCAATACGTAGCGGGTAAGCAACGATTGAGCATGCTACGAAAAGATGTTTATGGCGAATACGAAGTACCGCACATTTATGACATAGTTAAAAAGAATATAGAAGTAGGATTATATACCCCCGAATTGCTACAATGGTATACTCGTGCAGATTGGGATCGCATGAATGAAATGCTCGATCACGAAAAAGACGAAGAGTATTCTTATGCTGCCATCGAACAATTGATCGAAAAATATCTAGTACGAAATCGTGCTACAAAAGAAACTTATGAAACTCCACAAATTCGATATATGGTCGCGTCCGCTACTATATTTCACAAAGAAGAACCGAATGCAGCCAGAATGCGCTACATCAAAGAGTACTACAATGCGGCTAGTGATGGACTTTTCACTCTCGCTACTCCTGTATTGGCTGGCTTGGGGACTCCTACTAAGCAATTCAGTAGTTGCGTTCTTATCCGCAGCGATGACGACCTTGATAGTATTTTTGCTAGTGGGGAGATGATGGCCAAGTATGCCAGTAAACGTGCTGGCATTGGCTTAGAGATTGGACGACTACGTTCGCTGGGCTCGCCTATTCGTGGCGGCGAGATTATGCACACGGGTATGGTTCCGTTCTTAAAGAAATGGTTCGGCGATTTACGTTCATGCAGCCAAGGCGGCATCCGTAACGCAAGCGCTACTGTATTCTACCCTATTTGGCACCACCAATTTGATGACCTTATTGTTCTTAAAAATAACCAAGGTACAGATGAGACTCGTGTTAGACATATGGACTATGGAGTTGTGTTAAGTGCGTTCTTTTGGAGACGGTTCAAAAACAACGAAAATATAACATTCTTTGATCCCAATGAAGTACCCGAGTTATACGAAGCGTTTTATAAAAATACTAAACGGTTTGAAGAACTTTATGTAGAATGCGAAGCACGTACGGATATTCGCAAAAAGACAATGTCTGCAGAAGAAGTATTCAAGTCTGGCATCCTCAAGGAACGTACAGATACCGGACGTATCTATTTGGTGTTCATCGACAACGTGATGAACCAAGGTCCATTTGATCCAGAGTATCATACCATTTATCAAAGTAATCTTTGCTGTGAAATCCTTCTTCCTACAAAGTCTTTCAAGCGTCTTGATGACGATAGCGGTCGTATTGCTCTTTGCACTCTCGGCAGTATTAACTGGGGAGCGTTCCGTAATCCAGAAGATATGCGCCGTGCTTGCCGTATCCTGCATCGTAGCCTTAATAACATTCTTGATTACCAAGATTTCCTAAGTATACAGTCTAAGTTAAGCAACGACGAAATTCGTCCACTAGGCATCGGAGTTACTAATTTAGCATACTGGCACGCTAAACGTAGTTTAAAATACGGTGAGAAAGATGCATTAGCAGAAGTTAAATCGTGGATGGAACACCAAACTTATTATCTAACAGAAATGAGTGTAGAGCTTGCAGAAGAACGTGGTGCATGCTTGCACAGTGATAAGACTAGATATGGTCAAGGCACATTCCCGTGGGAATTACGTGCAACAGGTGTAAATGAACTAACAAACTTTGCGCCCGAATTAGATTGGGAACCACTTCGTGCTAAGATGAAGCAATATGGTGTTAGAAATGCTACAAATGGAGCAATTGCCCCCGTTGAAAGTTCTAGCGTTGTTATTTCCAGCACTAACGGGATTGAAATGCCGATGAGTTTGATTAGCACCAAAGAATCCAAAGCTGGATCGTTTACTCAGGTTGTTCCCGAATATAATAATGCCAAAGTTCGTAAAAACTATCAATTGATGTGGGAACAGAAAGATTGTATTGGCTATTTAAAAACAAGTGCAGTATTAGCGGCATATACAGATCAAAGTATTAGCACTAATACATTTTATAATCCTGCATATTTTGCAGATCGTAAAGTTCCTACTACTCTTATTGCTAAGAACTTAATGTTAGCACATCGTTGGGGTTTAAAGACTTTCTATTACAGCTTGATTAACAAGCAAGGCGCAAAAGCAGCTCAAGAAGACGAAAATATTATTCATTTAAATGCAGTTAAAATCGAAGAAGATGATGACGGTGTTTGCGAAAGTTGTGTACTATAATGGCTTACAGCGAAAAAGTTGTTGATCACTACGAAAACCCCCGCAACGTTGGTAAATTTGATATAGATGATACTATCGGCACCGGCATGGTCGGTGCTCCTGCTTGCGGGGATGTGATGAAGTTACAAATCAAAGTAAGCGATGATGGTATTATTACTGATGCACGGTTTAAAACTTACGGCTGCGGCTCTGCCATTGCAAGTAGTTCGTTGATCACCGAAATGGTCAAAGGTATGACATTAGATCAAGCCGGTGCAATTAAGAACAGCGAAATTGCCGAAGAGCTAGCGTTGCCGCCCGTGAAAATACATTGTTCGATTTTGGCAGAAGACGCCATCAAAGCAGCCGTAGAGGATTATAAAAAGAAACATGATAACATTAACCGAAGCGGCGCTTAAAAAAATAAAAACAATGATTGCACGCCGCGGCTCTGGTGTGGGTATTCGTGTTGGTGTTAAAACTACCGGTTGCTCTGGATTAGCGTATGTGTTAGAATACGTAGATGCAGCGCAAACAGGTGACCAAATAGTCGAATGTAATGGATGCGAAGTTTATATAGATCCAAAGAGTTGTGCATATTTACAAGGGATGACAATTGATTTTGTTCGCAATGGACTAAATGAAGGATTTGAATTTAAGAACCCCAACGAACGAGATCGTTGCGGTTGCGGAGAGAGTTTTAGGATTTAATAATGAGTAACGAACAATATAATTTAACAACAAAAACAGACTATCTTAATCGAAAGATGTTTCTCGACCCCGCAGGTCCGGTCACTATCCAACGTTTTGAAGAAGTAAAATATAAAAAGATTGCAGACTTTGAAACAACTGCACGAGGCTTCTTTTGGGTCCCTGAGGAAGTTAGTTTAACTAAAGATGCAGGAGACTTTAAGGATGCCAGTGATGCAATTAAGCATATCTTTACTAGCAACTTGTTACGACAAACTGCATTAGATAGTTATCAAGGACGAGGCCCGACACAAATCTTCTTGCCAGTCGTTAGTTTACCCGAGTTAGAAGCATTGATGCTAAACTGGGGATTCTTTGAAACAAATATCCATAGTCGCTCGTACAGTCATATTATTCGTAATATTTACAATGTACCAAAGGAGGTATTTAACACTATCCACGATACTAAAGAAATTATTGACATGGCTTCTAGTATCGGCAAGTATTATGACGCATTACACAAAATAAACAGCTTAAAAGAAATTGGCGGCAACGTTGTAGAGAAAGATCACATCAAGGCAATTTGGTTAGCACTACATGCAAGCTATGCATTAGAAGCATTCCGCTTTATGGTGTCATTTGCTACAAGTTTGGCAATGGTCGAAAACAAAATCTTCATCGGCAACGGTAACATTATTAGTTTGATTTTACAAGACGAATTGCTACACAAAGGCTGGACTGCATATCTAATTAATCAAGTTGTTAAAGAAGACCCCAGGTTTGCAGCAATTGCTAAAGAATGCCAAGCAGAAGTATACCAGATTTATTTAGAAGTAATACGTGAAGAAAAAGCATGGGCGGATTATTTGTTTAAGATGGGCCCAGTTATTGGACTAAATGCAAACATTCTAAAAGAGTTCGTTGACTACACTGCACATGGCGCATTAAAGGAAATAGGTATCAAGTATACAGAGCCTGCACCTAAAACTACTCCTATTCCTTGGTTTAACAAACATAGCGATACTAGCAAAAAGCAAAGTGCATTGCAAGAAACAGAATCTACAAGTTATGTTATTGGCGTAATGAGCGACAATATTGATTACGATGAATTACCGGCACTATGAGTAAACTTATTAAAGTAAAGCAACATTGGTGCCCGTTGCACGGCACTGATTTAGAAGGATTTTGCGTAGAGCATTCGGCTACTATCAGGGTCAAGAGCAAAAAATGTGATCACAGGTTTTATTGTGAAAACTTAAAAAAAGAAAAGAGCGAGAAAGATGAAAATAGAAATTTACACCAAAGATGCGTGCCCGTATTGTGTGCAAGCAAAAAACTTGTTTAACAGCAAGGGCTGGGAATACACTGAACATTATATTGGCACAGACAATAGAGAAGCAATGATTGCAGAAATGGCACAAAGAATAGGCCAAATACCACGCACAGTACCTCAAATTTTTATAGACGATGTAGCCATTGGCGGTTACACAGATTTAGTAAAATGGACTCAAAAATAAGGAAACAATATGTTAAAAGAAAATAAAATTGGACAAACAGTAAGCATGAAGCTAACAAGCGGAGATGAAGTAGTTGGAAAAATTGTAGGACAAACCGCAGAAGGATTAAACATTAGTAAGCCTGTTATTCTAGCTGCAAGCCGCGAGGGACTACAGATGATTCCGTTTATGATGACGGCAAATCCAGACTCTGACTTTTTGTTTAAAACGCAAAATATCATGTGCGTAGCAGACACTAACGACCAAGTAGCAGACGCCTACTTGGAAAGCACCACCGGTATCAAGCCTGTTAGAAATTCTAGCAGCATTATAGTTTAATATGCCAGCAATACACAGACAAGGCGACGCAAACGCAGCAGGAGCACCTGTTACTAATGTTCCGCAAGGCACCGTGTTTGCCAACGGAAGCCTTGTAAGTGTAAATGGTAGTTCTGTTGCAGATCACGGACGCCGCGCACATGA